ATCAATAAACACCAATTCACCTTTTCCAATACCGTTTGGAACATCACTTTTACTCGCATAGACTGGTGTTTTAACACCATCGTACAGACGTGCAAATTCGCTTGAATTTATTCCATCGAGCGTATTTGCATCACCTGCATTGTCAGCATATCCAACATTAACATTTGAATTGTTAACTGCACTTCGTGCTTCACTGTCAGAGTATCTATTGTGTGTGTCAGACTCAGGATTGTATTCAGATTCAAAAAGATATCGGTTATCAAAACTTGTCGTGTTGATAGAAGTTACGTGACCTGCATCATCTAAAGCTATATCTGTTATAGCAGAACCGTTAATAGAAGAAACATCTCCTTGTGTGCTTGTGTCGCTGTGAGATACGGAAATTGAACTACCAAGGTCTATCGTACCACCACCGTCTATATTTGTTCCAGCATTAACTGTAATTTGGTTTTTTGAAAGTATAGTATATGGAATATGTTCTTTTGAAGAATCAAATATAGTTTTCAAACCGTTAGTAATATCACCATTTGTAATTACAACGTCGCCATTAGGAATTTCTACAGGACCGTTTTCATTGGCACGAAGCAAATCAATGTTATTAGTCGTGTCAATAATTTTAGACGGAGTGCCATTTGTTTCTACATTGTCGGCAGCATCAACAGTCCCGTCTTGGTTACTGTCAATGTCAGTTAATGAATCTCGAACATTTTGCTCGAAGTTTTTAATTCCGTTCCAGAGGGCGTCCTGATGCTTCTCGTTAACTTGGTCCCCACCTTCGTAGAAGAAACCGTTTGCTGGGTATTCGCCATTTTCTCCCCAAGTTGGGAACCTATCTTGAATTGCCCAAGACATCGTTCTGTGTCAATCGTACTGACAGATTATATTATGTCAGCCGCAAGCGTTCCACCAGTATCAATTGTGTCAGATGTTAGCCCATTATCTGCCGTGTTAGCCTGTCCGTCTGATTTGAGAAGGAATGTTCCACGTTCAACAATGTTCACTTCATGACCAGCAGGCACACCACGACCGAGTAAGTCGACAATCTGCTGATTCGTAAGGTCAGCATTGTCATATACATCACCGTCAGCGCCAACGCGAATGGTTGCTGATTCTGGAACATTTGTCGTAAATGTAAGATTATTAACGTCTGTTGAAAGAACTGATGAAGAGAATTGAACAAATTCGTCAAATGTCGCACTGGTAGTTGCCGCACGAAATGTAGCTTTAATACGTGCCCGATATTTTACATCAGATTCATTACTTTGCCTATTAACATTGACAAGATTTCCAATTTTTTCAAGTTCTTCACCAAAAGCAGTATTTATTTTTGTACTTTTGTTTATTGCAGTTAAATCATTATCTATACGACCAGCCTCAGATAATAAAGATTCTAAAAGTTTATATGTATTTGAATGTGGTGAGAATGCAATACCGCTGTTCCATTTCTTTTCAGCCGTACGAATATTTCTACCAATATTAAATTGGCTATTTATACCCCAATAATAGTCACCCCACTTGTTACTACCCCAAGACATTTTATTTCATAAATTTATTTTTGAATAAATTGTTATGTTCACTCTCATTATCGGGCAATATCAAGGCCAAGGTCAGATATAATCGTCCCGACAACATCAGCCAACTCATTAACCGTTGTATTATCTGCGTCAAACGTTCTATCTAACGAGACATTCGACGTTGAATAATCCGCCCCCTGATAAAGTTTATTTGCAGTGGTGGTGATTTTTTTCGCTATATCTCCGTTATCGTCCAAAACAACGATATCTCCAGTGCTTTGCCGAACTACGTTTGGAGTATAATACACCTGCGAGTTGAACGTAACGTCACTGCCGACGTTTGTGGTAAGCCACAGGAAATCTTTGCAGTCAGTTCCAACTCGCGCCCCGCCACTATTAAAATTAAACGCTTGATTCTCTCCTACAACAGAATTGCGAACGTTACGATAGTCAAAACCATACCCAGTCCCTCCTCGGCTCGCCCGATTTGCGTGGACCGTGGCGTGCTGAATATTGTCTGCGCCCGTCACTCCGAGAACATATCCCGAGTCCCCCGCATCCTCGCTGTAGTTTCCAGAAAGGAAAAGCGTTTCACACTCTTTGATACGGACGGCGTGGCGAGCGGGGAGGTTTAGCTCATTGTTTTGCACCCTTAACGCATCACACGTTTCCACGTTGATGCAGTCGCGGCTGTTTCCGTCCCCATCACGAAAGTCATTCCCCGTGATTTTTAGATGGCTTGGAGACGTGTTTCCCGTCTTATCTATCTTTATTGCGTCAGAATTACCAGATGTCCCCCACCGTCTAAACCAATTGTCTTGTATCCAACTATTGTATAACATATCCGCATATATTGGTTCACTGGCAATATCGTAAAACACACAGTCTTGAATCTTCCAATTATTTGGCACCTCGCCAGCATCCACGCCACGCCCGCTATATGTCGATTTTTGGCCGTCGAACGCGACTCCCTTGATGGTAACACTTCTAACTTCATTAGAGGTCGTTTCGACCATCGGCCCGTTGTGAACCTTACGTAGCACCGTTATGTTGGTGTCATTATCTCCAGCCTCGGACGATTCAACTCCTTGCCCGATGAGAGAGAGTCCGTCAGCATCTATCTGTATTGGTGAATTAAGTTCGTAAACGCCAGATTGTAGTTCGATTTTTGTTCCTGCGGATACAGCGTCGTTTATGCCAGCGCCCCCGTTTTTGGGCAGCGGTGTTTTGACGTTATTTATTTCCTTTGTATTGACCGAATCAGCAGTTACATTTCCAAAGTTTGGATTAATGCCTGTTGATGTAATTTGTGTCCATGAGCTACCGTCACCAATATAAATAACGCCACTATCTGTAGCAGTGAATTTAGCCCCTTCTTGTGGTTCATAATTTGATATATTATTTTCAGTATCTCGTATCTCTATCGCATTATCAACAGAGTCGAAATACTGCGCAAACGTATCGGCGTAATCTGCATCGCCAGTTTCAGGAACGTTAAAATTATGCAATGTTGTCTGCCGTGTCATTCTATATTAACCATACTGACAGATTATAGCTCAGTTTTGTTAATCGTAATACTTCCGTCAGTTGCGTCAGTTTTTGCAACTTCATTTTCTCCAATATCAACGATTTGAAGACCACTGACTGTTGTAGTACTTGGTGTTGTACTAATGGGAGTCCCGTCAACAGACTGGTCAAATCCAATAACACCAGTATCTTCACCAACAATGATATCACGAAGCTGGTCAATACGAACGTCTTTTCCAACACTAAGACCTAATGCATTCGTACTGTCAGACAACGTACCACCAATATATTTGACAATAAGGTCTTTCAAATTATTGTCACCAATGTATGAGTCGGACGTAACAATATTAATTGTAATATCAACAGTCTGCTTTGTCGGTCGAGTAAATGATATCTGGCGTTCGTCGTTATTTACATTTGACTGTACTGTTTCCGTAACTTTTGTTCCACGAACACCGCCGATATCATTTGACGTTATTGCTTTATTATCGAATATTGTTCTGGCAATTTCAGTTTCGTCACCACCGTACACAACAGCTTCAAATGAGTGAGGCGGTAGTCCGCCACTGCCACTATTATCTATTGATGTTTTATTTTCGTAAATTGTGACGGAAATAACGTCAATAATATCGTTAATTAGTGCTGCGGCAAGGGCGTCGTGAGTTGAAGTACCACCACCCGCAACGGCCTCTTCAGCACGTTCGCGTAGTTCGTCATCTTCTTCCCTGTCACGACCGACAATAAAGGCCGTTCCTTCAAGGTCATATAGGTCAAGGTCGCCAGTCGAGTAAAGATTTGTCGTTGCGTTGACGCCAGCGGGCGGTGACGGAATAGACGTAATGCTATTAGGGCCGACATTGCCAGCACTGCCACCCTCAATGGCCCGAATATTGACACTCACTTCGCTGGTAGTGTACCAGTCGAACTGTTTTGTGCCATTGTTATCGCCACTTTTAAAGCCACACAGCCCTTGAATATATGTATCGTCAATGCCGCCTAAGGTAGCAAGTTCGTTACCGTCGATGTCATACAGCGTGACGCTGATATTATCCGTGATGTTCCAGTCCACTTCGATTTCGTACCATGTGTTGCTGGAAATGGTCACGTTAGTGCTATCGATAGTCGAGGCCAGAGAACCGCTATCAAACCGCTCAAGTGAGATAGTATCGTTTGCCTCGTCTACAGCGACCTGATAATAGTTCGACACATCACTTTGCTGAATGCCAAACTGCATAATCGGAACGGTGCCTGCATCTGGCCGTACGTAGCAATGCATTACACTGCCGCGTTTTAGCACAGTGTTCTCTTGATAGATACTTGCATCTTCAGTTGCATCAAGTTCAAGGACATTTGACCCTTCTGGCGCATTAGCAACCGATAGTGTAGACGCGTTAGTAGTATTACCATTGTATTCATCAAGATTACCGTTTTCAAAACTATCAATCAGTTTAAGAATGGTAACATCAGTCGTTTCAAATTCTATTGGCTCTCCACCGCCAGTTTGGACAGTTGTCCCGCGTTGAATAACATAGTCCTGTGTCACCTTTCCACTTGCGAGGAATCGCTGAACGCCAGTAGCGTGCGTTGCTTGACGGCGCTGTAGACCGATAAGTGCAACAATGCGTTCAAGGTCAATACCAGTGGCCGTATCAAGGAACGCGCTCTGGTATACATCTTGTAGCGATTTTTCTTGATTTTCTGCCAGCACTGCCGCCAGCGTACTAATAAGTGTGCTGAAAACTGACGATTCTGTCAGGTCAATATCAGCACCAAACTGGTCCTGTAGTTCCTGCTCAAGTGCGTCAGTAATCTCCTGTTCCGTCAATTTTTCGTATTGTCCGTTAATTATTGTCATAGTTCTATCGGAAGTGTAAATTCGTTGTTTGCAGTTGTTACAACTTCAATAAATACATTGCCAGCCTCCTCATCAAAACTTCGTATTGTAACGCTGACAATATCGTCAAGCTGCGGGTCATTATCAAGGCCATCGCGGATTTGGGCCTCAAGTCGGCCAATTGTCAGGCCTGTTAATTTAGACCCAGTAAAGTCTTGCGTTTCATCAAATATATCTATACCAACTGATTGTGCAAGCTGGTCAATACCGCTAATTACAGAAATATCACCTGCCTCATCAATAAAGATGTCTTTCTGCCCATTTAGTTCAGCGTCAGTCGGATACTCAACCATTAGATACCAGTCCTCCGTATGTCAAATTCTGTTGTCACTGAATCACCTTCTATATCTCTACTACTACCAGATTGGTTTTTCACTCGAACGTCAACTGTATCGCCAGCCTCAAGTAGTTCAGAAGTTGACGCATGTAGTGAAAGCGGTTCGTTTGTTGCTGATTGTCGATACATTTTATCTACTTCTACATCATTTACGAAAATGCTTATCTCATACAGTTTATTTTGTCCAGCCGAAAGGATTGCGACTGATGTGTTTATTTTATGCAACCCGCTCGCTTTAGCGACCATTTGATAATTATCTTGGTCCCAGAGACTTTCTTTATCTTCCTCAACAGTGTCAAATTTTACCTTCGTTGGGTCCGATTGTGACGGGATTGTTTGTGTATTCGAGAGATAGACACTGGCACTTTTATTGTCAATATCAACGCGCTCAGTACCGTCTGTAACAATTTCAATATGTCCGTCATCCGCTATTTTGATTTGTGACCCAGTACCGTTGCCAAGTATAATATCTCCATCTTTTGCGGTAGGCGGTTCTTCACCGTCAGCAAGATAAATACCACCGACACAAATGGGTACGTTGTCAGTAATATAGACAAGCGTCACACGAGAACCTTTACGTGGCAGCGTGACAGACCCGTACATTGGTGTCACGACTGGTGCGACAAGTGGCGAATTATCACCGCGAGGATTGACACGAACGGCATGGGCTTCTGGAATCACGTCGAGTACTGTCGCTCTGTCAACAGCCTCGGATAGTATGCTCCGAATTTGTCCACCATCAAGGTCATATGGGTTAGAATTATTACTCATTTTCTTGTGTCAAGATAATCGTCTACAACATTTTCTCGCACGATATCTTCATTTAATGCTATACTGACACCTAATTCTGTCTGGTATGGTTCATCGTTTTTGACATGATGTTTGACGCTATTAATTTCATATTGAATAGGGTTAGCATCAATATCAAACACATCATTACAAACTGGCTTTGCGGAAAGATAATCATACGGTCGGATAGTTGGTTTTCCGTAAATTATGATATTTCCTTCAGTATTGTCTTCGTGTTGTGAAATAAATGACTGTATAGCCTCCTCTCTGGCTTCAGCAAGCGTTGTTGCATCAGATTCAATACGTTTTGGTCCCAACTCAACACCGCCAGCCCGCTTAAGTAGCGGCGGATACGTCACTTCAACGTGAGGATACTTGTTTGTATGTCCACGAGGGGCACCTAATGGACCGTCAAATATGTCCCTATCAGCATTAAGGCCTAAGAATGAATCTGCACTTTCACCATTTAGCGTTAGTTTATTTATAGGTTTAATGTCTTCTATAGCATTATTGTCTATTGCTATAGCATCGCTATGGTTTGTTCCCTGAATATAATCATATTGTGATGGGTCAACACTTTGCGTTTTAAACGACCGACGTGCCATCGAATCGTCAACATCGCCACCGTTGTTCACAATAAGTGTTACACCTTTATCTTCTGGCTGTAGGAACCATGACCCACCAATGCGGTCGGTAAGCCAATTCATTACATCGACAAGATTGTGTCTATTACGACGAAAATGTTTATGTCCACCGTTATGAAGTGCATCATCTGCCCATTCTTCTGCTTCACTAACGTTTAATGCATCCCTACCTGAAAGTAAGAAGTCTCCAATAATAGGTATATTTTCATCAGCCCAGCCATACACGTTGTTATTTAAGTTTTCATATTGACCGACAATATCGACCTCTATATCTTCACGGGCGGCTTCTTCAAAGTTTCTTGCTGGCGTTGTAACAATTGTGTCAAGAATTGGAACAGGATTATTAAAATCCAGTCCATATTCGTCATCAAATGCGACAAAACTGGCGACTTGTGATGCAGTAGGTTCGTCGTATGTTTTTGTAACAGGTATCTCACGCATGAAGTCGGCTGGGTCATACGTGTAAAACTTTAGCACACCATTTTCACTGGCTGGGCCAATTGATGCGACGTAGCCAAACTGCTGAACTTGCCAGCGCCCAGTATCTCTATCTCTGTAGCTAATACGACACAAATCGAACCCAGCATCTTCATCTTCTCTATCTGCACCGACAAGCTCATGTATTTCGACACCGTCCCATATCATCGGTACTTTTACACGACTGGTACGAATCAAATCAGACGCGCCGTCTTTATTTTCCCACGTTTCTGCTTCGACCACTGGAAGGCGAATAAACTCACCAGAAACGTCAAATGTGCCAGCAACGGGTGCAAATGGGCCACTCACCTCTCCACCTTCATCGTCTTTTTTAAACAAGTCGACAGCCACGTCAGCTTGTGCTGGTGGTGTATCTGACTTACATGAAAAGTCGTAATCTACTTCTGGAAGCGACTCTGCATCTATTCCAGCAAAGTCTGAATCATCAGGTATCATGGCTGTTTAAGCTGCATTTGGAAACTAAATGCCAGTTCTTCGTTACCATTTGTAATGTATGAAAGCAAGTCTGTATCTTGACTAATAGTTACCCTTTCAATGACCATTTCACCTCGTTCAATATCACTGATAAGAATTATCTTATTCAGACTTTTGAGACTTTTCGCGGCGGGGATTTGCGACTCGGTGATAATGCCTTCAAGCGTTATATTAGGCTTCTCATCAGCTTCACGACGGTTCTCAGTTTCACCACAATCTGTCGTAATGCTCGACATAACGCCCTTGTTATCATATTCTACTCGTCGTGTAACTGCTGGAACAAACACGTCTGGATTTTCGTCATTAATGTCTTCAAATGTTGGTATTTCAGTCCCAACATTTACTGCCTGAACATCAGTTAATATTGCAGCACCACGACTAATAACTTCTGTTTCTGTGACAGTTCCAGTATCGTCAACTATTTGTATTGTTGGCATTATGTACTACCTGTGTCTCGACCTTGCGCCCATGCCGCATAGCGTGCGTTGCTCCTATCTTCTTGAGAATCACCACTGGACTCGATGTTGATGGTTACGTCTTTGGAACTATTACTGCCAGACGTTCCAGAACCACCGCCAGAACCGTTTTCTGGTGTAAAGCCATACGGATTTTGCGACCCATTACCACCAACGGAACTGGCAACGTTATCGAACTCTTTTAGTGCGTCAGTCGTGTCCGTAATATCGTTTTTCAGAAGGTCGAACTGTGAGGCTATCCCACCAACGACACCAGCCAGTACCGCAATTCCGAGGCCCAAAGTGACAATGCCGATAAGTGTCAGCAGCGCCATTCCAAGTGCATTAGTTGCTAAAGTAGCTACAATGGCACTGCCAGAATATCCAACAAGTGATGAAGCGGCTGCTAAGATTCCACCTCCCAGTTTTGCTAACGAAGCTATTAATGCTTTAACAATGGCAGTTCTGAAAAGTAACGTTGCGGTTGCCGCAGCAAGTATCGCACCAGTTAGTAACCCAAACATTTCAGGCCCAATGCCTAATAGCCCGAGTAGACGTGAGAAGGCACCAATTACCTGTATTACAGTCCCAACAACGCGCATAAAGCCGACAGACATTTCAACAAGTGTCGGAACAGCTTGTGCAAGCAATAACCCCACCTCTGCGACGGCAGGAATAGCATCTCTCGTCACTCGAAGTAGCTGCCGCATTCCACCAGCAAAGTTACGTTGGAGGAAATCGCCAATGTTGCCAAAGACATCTGCCATTCCTTCAACAAGTCCAGCAATTGCTCGAAGTGCGTTTGGAACAAAGTCAATAACAAACTGACCAAATGCTCTGGCCTCGTCACGCAGTTCAAGCAACGCATCACCATTGTTGGCAACTAACTGGAAGAATCTATCCAGACCGTCAACTGCGTCTATGAACAACGGCTGTAGTTGTTCGGCCAGCGGTGCGAAGGCGTCAATGAAAGAGTTCTTTATTTCAGTTCCAACTTCTTGCAATCGGGCCATATCTAACTGCCCATCTTGCAGTGCAACACCTAACGCACCAAAGCCGCCAATAGCAGCCAGCGATGCAGCAGCAGCAACTGCGGCAGTCGCAAGACCAATGAGTGCAGTGTAAGCTGCTGGAATGGCACCAATAAAGACAAGTAGTAGCGGGACAAGGCGTGCCATCGCATTGTGAAGGTCCGACATACGAAGGTCGAACTCGCCCATACCGTCAATCATGCTACTAAAACTACCACGCATTCGACGGAACAAACTGTCAAGTGGGCCACCGTCGTCACCAGTTCCACGACGAGTGCCGCCAAAGTCATCGAACTGGTCGAATAGCTCGCCCACATTGGACGCAGTAGACGCCTGCATCCGTTGCAGCGCGCCGCGAAGGGTTCTGGACCTTGCCGATGCATCAACCGCTTGAGAGCCGCCTGTGGAGCTTAGAGCATCAGCCATAGCATCACGCATCACCCCACGTAGCTGTGCTGGTCCCATACCACCACCCCCGCCACCAATGCCACCGATATTTGTCCCAATATCGAGCGACGTACTCCGCTCAAATGCAGCTAACTTTGCACGAATTTCTGCAAGGTCGTCATCTATCGGGTCAACGCGGGTATTAACACTAATCCCTTCTGTCCCGCGCCTATCGACAGCATCAATATCATCAGAAAGTTCATCAAGCTCATTTTCTAATTCTTCTAATGAAGATAAAGCTTCAGCAACATTAATGATGACATCGATTTCAAGAGATTCGATAGCCATACCTATTCTGTGTAGAACGTACTGACAGATTAGAAATGGCTACAAAAAAAGTCACACAAATTTACTTGTGTGGTTCTTAATGTCTTGCCCGTGCTGCATACCGTGCGGATTTGGGCTTCCCGCGTCTGGGTCGTCAGTGTGATGGTCTTTTGCCATCACATAAACATATCGCTGAATTGGTGTACAATCTTTCGGTGATGTAAATAATTTTCGCCCATTATCATGTAGGGAATATATTTCTTTCCCCATTTCAGAATGGGCTAACTCTTTCAGTTTTTTACATCACCAAGCGTAGCGTTCAGAACTTTAATACCGATAGCAAACGACGTAAAGTCAACCGAATCTTCAATCATCGGCTTGACAACATTGTCGTTGACGTACTGTCGCGCATCTTCGTGTGCAGTACCGCCATACTGCTCTTCAATTTCACCAGCATGTTCGGTCAGTGCATCACGAACGTCTTTGTTGTCAGGCTCAACACCGTACTTTGCAGCCTGTTTGATACCCTCGAACGTTTCTTTCGAGATAGTATCGAACAGGTTCATGTCTTCTTCCTCGACGCGTTCGTACAGTTCTTCTTTCCGCTCTTGCTCTTCATCACTTAGGTCTTCACGCTCTTCAAGCTCCTGTAGCTCAGAAACAAGCTCTTCATCAACGTCAGCGTCAAGGTTTTGAAGCTCCTTTTTGTCAATTTTTTCCATCACATCCCAGTTTTCAGTGTCGTTTAGCTGACGAATGGTAAGCTCTTTCTCTTCACCATCCATCTGGATTGTAATGGAACCACGCCAGTCTGTACCTTCTTCTGTCTTACCACGTACTTCAAATAGGTCACTCATTGGTTATTAATTTATGATGTATCCGCGTTCGGTCGCCCAGTTGCCATACCTTCAACTTCAAACTCAATCGGGTCGCCGCTGGACCCAGAGATGTTCCGAGTGCCAGCACGCGCACCGACAAGTTTATCTTTGTAGTCTTCCATTACAACAATAATTTCCAGTTCGACTGCACGACCAGTTTCGTCGCTGGCAAGACCAGTGAACAGTGCTGCGTCTTCACCTTGGACAGTGAACGAGAACGTGTGTTCAATATCACCGCGTGAGAGGCCCAAAGCTTCAGGGTTGCCAATTCCCGACAGCCCCTCAAGGTCTTCATCAGTCCCAATACTGAAATCATCGACGCTGATATTGGCACTTTCGCCAAGTGTAGTCGACCCAGTACGGGACCCAGTTTCGTCGCGCTCTACAACACTAACCGTTAGCGAAACATCGTTCGCATTTGTAGGATACCAAACCATTAGCTTGCACCTCCGTTTTCAACAGTCACGTCACCGACAGTAACCGTAACATTAATATTGTCCATGTAGCCGACAACATCGATACCAATGTTAAGGTCGACTGTGGTATCATTGACAGTAGACACGCCAACGAAGTAATTCGTTAGCAGGTCGTCTGCAACAAATTCATCATAGGACGTACGGTGAGACTCGGCAAGGTCATCACGTCGCTCTTCAGTGTTTTTCTCACCGAGGAAGTCCAGCGAAATAAGGTGGGAAATTTCAGTCACCTCATCCGTAATTTCCGACCACGCAAATCGGCCAAGTTTGGCCTCCTCGCTGGTGTTAGTATCTCGAACAACACGGATACCACGTTCTTCCTTAACAACGTATGCGCCAGCGTCGTTTAGCGTCGACGTATCACTCGGATTGTGATTTTGTTTCAGCGCCGTAAAGCCGCTAATAAGTTCCTGCGTCGTAGAGTCACCAAGTGCTTTCCCAGCCTGCTTGCCAGCAATTGCACCGACAAGACGTTGCTCATTCGTTTCAGCATCGTCTGTGTAGCCACGAGACGACGTGATAACACCCATACGACGGTCGTTGTAGGACTGACTGAACGACGACGGGTCGACTTCTGGTACAGCCCCAACAACAGCGTGCATGAAGTCGAACCCAACATCGGCGTTGTTCATTCCAGTCAGTGCCGTGTTGCCATCAGTACTTTTCTCGGAACAGATGCCGAGGAAGCGCGGCGACTCGTCAACCATGTTCGTAATGGCCGTCGAGTAGTCGCTGTACGTGTACGTGATATCATAATCAGACGACTCATCGGCAGCCCACTCGCCACTAACAGGATTTAGGTTCATCGTGTTAGCTTCTGTCGGTGTTGAGGGTAGTCCGTCGACAAGATTGACCGTTACAGTTGTCGACTCGACCGTATCAAGGGCCGTAATCTCTTCCTCTGGCATCACACGCGGGTCAGCAACCGTCTGATTGCCCAGCGTCCCGCTGGACGTACTGTCAAAGGACTCAGTTGTTTCAGTTTCGGGCACCGCAGCAGCGTAAATTTCCCCAGCACCATTCAGAATGGCAAGGTCAATCTGCTGCTTTAGTTCGGAATCTTCACCGAACAACGTTGCCGCTTCACTGGACGATTCTACAAACTCAACGGACTCTGCTGAGGCAGTTCCGTTAGCCAAGTCAGCATTGCCGACAAGACCAACAGAAATATTAAATGCCGCACTAATAGCGGTCGTTCCGCCAGTGCGAACAGTTGTCGTATCCCCAACAGGACCACTTCCGCCGTAAACTTCTGCCATTATTAATTAGTCACCTTGTTAATTTCGTCAGTATCGTCATCGTCAACGTCCACAGCCGTATTAACCTCGGTAATAGACGTTAGCGATTCAATATGTTTCCGCTTATACTGGATTCGGATATCCAGTGCATCACCACGCATGCTTGGTTCCCGCTCTATATCGTCCGATGGGTTTGCATCACCAACGGAGATATTACTTGCATCTGGGTGAATATCTTCAACGTTTTTCGTTTCAAACGTTTCAAATTCCTCGAAGTGTGACCGAACAGTTTCGTAAATTTGTTCAGTTTCACTTTCAAATTCAGATGCAATAGTACAAATAAACCGAATTTCCATTACTTTTGTAAACTCTTGCCCATTCACATTGCCATCACTATCACGAATGATGCGAGATGGTTCAGTACCGCGATTATATGGAATATTTCGGTATGAGTCTGTGTGCGTAATTGCGGGTAAATCTTCTTTCACATTTGGCGATTGTAGCGATACATTGCTACTGTCAACCAAACCACTAACAGAAGACTCAAGCTCGTCGTAAAACGCTGTCCGAACAACCTCTCGTGTTGCCATTATCGTGTAGCACTCCGTATTGCGTTTCGGGCCGCACGAATAAGCTGTAATTCGTGACGGTAATATGCTGGCCGCATAAAGGGATGTGCATACGTCCCATCATTGACAATAGTTGACGCAATTGCCGATGCAGATGCAGACAACGTGTCTTTTTGCGGGACAATTCCCTTTCGTTCCATCCACTGCTTTATTTCAACTGCCAACGCATCGGGAGAGATATTTGGTGCAGAATATGGGAACTGTCGAGGATATTCAGAAGTTGAACTGAACGACCACTGTGGCGGTACCTTTTCAGATGCCGAGAATGGTCGCTCACTTTTGTCACCGCTCCCAAATTCAACAACAGTACCGTGTGCAGCACGAGGACCGCCAGCACGGACTGTGAACTGCATGTCGACAGTATTGGGAAGTGGTGTATCAATTTCGACGCTATCATACAGTGCGCCTGTATATAGCGGGTCATTGGCAATCGTCTGCCGAATATCACCAGCCATATTTTGCATCTCTAAACCGACTTTTTTGCGAGACTCGTTTGTAATGTCGTCTTTCACATCACCAACATCATCAATAACGCTGTCAATGTTTGACGGCATTATTGACGACGCACCATGTCAATAATAAAGAATGACGTTTCTGGCGATGCTGTACCATCGGCATCCGCGTCAACTGGCTGTCCGATGACAGTATCAACCTCGTACTCGACACCACCGTGCGTAACTCTGTCATTTAGTTGAATATCGACAGAATCATCAGCCACTGTGAGAGCCGCTATAGCACCGTTGACGCGCTCGCCAGTATCAACGGTACCAACCCCTTTATCTGGGTCAAAAAACCACACAGACTCCGTGTGTTCCGTTAGAGAGGTGGTTGTGTCGTCAAGAGCGTTCTTTGATTCGGTCGGTCGTGCAAACGTCACTGGCTCTGCACGACTGCGAATGATGCGACTCATGTGACCGAGCGCCCGCCGTCGTGGTGTGCCAGAACTCCGAACCATTATCCTATGTATGAGCTTGTGTTACTGAACGCCAAGTCTTGCTCGTTGTCGAACTGTACGTCAGATTTCTCAAGCGACTCGTTTAGTTCACCGCTCCACGACCGAATCTGCTGGCTATCATCTGGGTCAGCATTATGGAACGACAGTGATTCATCGGCAATGCCGTACGAATCAATATTGACGTTCTCAACGGCCTCTTTTGCCTTTAGCGCCGCCATCATGACAAGCGCATTACCATAGGCCGTATCGTCGTACCATTTATCCGACCCAGTTTTTACATAGAGCGTCCGTTTAGCACTACGGATAATGCCGTCAAACTGCGTTGCTGGCAGTTCATCTGGCGAATCGTTGTATGATGTCAGGTCACGAACGTCTGTCTGTAGTTCACTGTCGTCCGTGACCGCAAATGTTGGTAGTGCCATTAAATGAATTGAGCTAAGTCAGTTACGAGATTCGCACCATCGTTAATCATATAGCCACTGACCAAAATGCCAAGTTTCATGAGCCAGTCAATTTTCTTGCTATTTTGGTCAATATCTTCCCGATTGCGTTTTGGCAATGGTCGTTCGTACGATTCTTCGGAACCCATTGCCACAACTCCTTAGAATAGCGCAGAGACTTTCGGACTCTGCGTAGCATGAGTCCGCTCTGCATCTGCGCTATCAGTTCCCACCGTCATGTTAGAATAGCGCAGAGACGTTCTCAATCTTGATGGCATCGTACGCAACATCGCCACCAGCACCGTCGTCGGTCTTGTGGGAACCGAAGCCGAATGCCTGACCAGCACGCCAGTAGTACTCGTACTCAAGACGCCCGCCGTTCTTGCGGACAGGCTCCTGAATAAGCGTGGGTTCGGGATGCTCGTACATCGAGAAGAAGTCCCCACCGTGGTCGGGGATGAGGTACATCACGTCGTCGTCATCCGTGAACCCTTCGATGTCACCAATGGGCGAGTCGTACGAGGAGTTCTGACGAGTCGGGAAGTCGATGTCGAACTGAAGACTATCGGGCTGGTCGGGCGCGGTGCGAAGACCAACCTGATTCGGAATCTTGACCGTATCGCCAACGACAGAGTTACCGACACCAGCCGCGTCAGCGCCCATGTCAACCCACTGACTCTGAAGCGCGAAGCCGCTGTTGTCGTCAATCGTGTTCCACAGTGCCTCTACAGGATGCTTCCACAGCGCCATGTCCCATGCGTCGTCGGCATAGATACCCTGCGTGTTCTGGTAGGCAACACGCTGGATAATGTTCGACGGCTGTCCGTTCGACAGCGAATAGTCCGACGTGTAGTTCGTCGCGTCGATAACATTTCCGCTCGGGATGTTGTTATCAAGCCACGAGAAGATATCGGGCTGAACCTCGTTACCTTCCTCATCGGTAATGCCTTTGAGGAACTGTAGGTCCGCCTGAATGTCGAACATCTCCATGACGGTATCCTGCGCTCGCTGGACCTTTTCATTGGCATTGCCAAGGTCAAGGTCTTCGGCGTCAAGCGCCATGGAGTGCGTCATACGCGGAATCAGCACTTCGTCACCGAGGTACCGAACGATGTCGACGTTGCCAAGAACCTCGCCAACGCCAGTGGTACCAGTCGGCATGGACGAATCGTGCTGCACATACGTCCCATCGCCTTCCTCAATCTTTCGCGTCCCACGCTCCATGACATTCAGTGGGGCCATCTCTCGACGGACACCACGACGGTCACGACCCTCACGCTCAAGCATGAGGTCTTCGTCGGGACTAACCTGTTCAGTGAAATCTTCTTCAGTATGGAAAGAAGTCGTTGCCATTAGTTAATTACTCCTTAATTTCTCCGAAAAGCACGACACGAGTTGGTCGGTCAAACTCAGTCACGCTGTTGCCCGCCTGCTGTGCAGGACGGTAGGCATAGCCAATAGCCTTAAAGTTGCCAGTATCTCGGTCGTACGTCGTTGCCGCATCGTCAGTGTAACCCTCCTGAACAATGCGCCCGCTAAACTCAGCCGCAGAGTCAGCAGTCCCACCAGCCGCGTCAATGACACCGACAACATCCCGATGTCCAATCGACGGTGCGGGGTCGACGCCATTATCTTCCGCCGTGCGAACGTTCACACGGGCGTCAGATTCGTTCGGGTGGTACTGGGCACGCTCACGCTGGGCATCACCAGCGACGTACTTGTCTTCCCGAACTTCATCCTCGTGTTCTCGTGCAAATGCCTGTCCATCATATCGTGCAAGGCCAAGCGTTTCATTCGCATCGGCGTAAACGAAGGCGGTGACACCACTGCCACCATCGCTGGTCAGTTCACCAGCGTAAATGTCTTCGTCAACAATACCCGATAGCGGGGAACGGTCAGCCTGTTCAACGTAGCGTTCAACTGCCATAATATAGTATCTCCGTTATGTCTCCGTCTGTATTAATCGTACTGACAGATTATGCCCCGTGACCGCGACCGTAACTTCGCGTGCCACTGGATTCAACTGTCGTGTCTGGTGTAGACTCGGTACCAGACTCAGTATTCTTCACGGTGCTGTCGTCAACGTTTTCAGCGATAGTCTCCCACCGCTCAAGCTCGCTGTCCAGTTCCGAAATAGGGTTTTCGGCCTCGTCGGCCATTTCCTTCATCTCTTCACGGTCAGCACCAAAGTCTTCAAGTTCGTCAAGCTTCTCTTCGATTTCGTCTTCCCGATATTCGGAAAGTTCGTCTCGAAGGTCTTCAACCTCGTCAATCTGCTCGTCAAGGTCTTCAACAATCTGCTTAACACCATCGCACCGACACTCATCTTCGTCAAGGTCGATGTCAAAGTTTTCGGCAGAATCGAACGCGTCGTCAATACGCTCACGCCGCTCGTCAAGCGCAGACTCATATTCGTCTCGTTCTTCAATTAGCTGTGCAACCTTATCGTTCTCCTCAGCCAGCGCGTCGATACTGGCTTGTGGAAGCTTAAAGTCTTCGTCCATTGTTTGTGTCGTACCGCAACCACAAGAATTGTCAGTTTCCCCATCATCCGATTCGTCTTCGGATGGTACATCACAGTCAAGATTGCTCGCTCTCGACTGAATGCGCTCTTTTAGCGTTCCAAATGAAATGTCAATGTCACCTCGCTCTCGAATAGCAAAGTGCCATGCGTCTTCCACATCAGAACAACTATTGACAGGGAATTTTGGTTCGTCGTCTGGATTCTCGTCGGGCGCAACTGCAAAATACTGGCCCTCGTCGTCAGTATAGTCTGTCGTAAAGTCGACAGAACTATCACCAACGATAGAATACTCGTCTGTCATAGAATCAGTCTGTTTGATGACACCATGAGAGGCGTCATCAAGTCCGCATCCATCTTCACCACTGCATCGTCCGCGCTCAACACCAGCGATATGATTGCCAAGAATATCTGTCTGAACGCCATCTACATCGCTGGTATCTTCGACAAGAGGCCCAAGGTCGCCATCGTAACTGTCAATAGCGGCCTCTCGGTTGTAAAATCCAACCGATACGTCTTTATTTTCTTCAATATAGTCAACAGCCTCGTCGTCTGTGACTGGAATATAAAGATTCGCAACCATTTCTGCATCGTCAGTGTCGTACTGAACGTTGCGCCAGAACCCGTGGATGTCGTTCACATCCTTGACCATCCCAGTGTTAGGATGGCCGATGGTGTATGGTGAATTGTCAAACGACCATGCAGCTTTTCGAAGCTCGTCAGCCGCTTTGACCATTGTGACAAGTTCGCCATCTTTAATATACCGCTGTTTAATCGGCCTCGCAACAACGGCATCGGTAATTTTGTAGAACTTGTCGGTATCAAATGCACCTTTCAGGTCGGCTGGCGCATCAACAGTAACGACGTGTTGCTCGTCCCAGTCAAATGAGACACTTTCACCATCCGCGCTCTCTACGACACCACCCGCGTCTGCAAGCGCGTTAATTCCAGTGTCGTGACTTCGTACAATGTCAGTCATAGAAGCAACCTGTCTCGTTTATATCGTACTGACAGGTAATATATTCTGTCAAATATTTTTTTTTAATATTTATAACCTATGACAACAAATTTTGTTGATGATAAGTTTTCTGTACCAGTTGTATTGATTTGAATGGAATTCATACTAACATTATTTGTTGTGTGTCCATTTTTTATTTTAGTGTTATTAACTTTTTTTAAATTTCCATGATTAGAAATTGTTATAGGAGAATTGCCATTAATATTATCTCCTGAAAATATATCTATTTTTCCAGAATAACGATTTTCAGAAGACGTGTTTGAAGCCACAACCCAATAATTTTTAACTGATGAACCGTATTCAAAAATATTATTATATATTTTATTTGTATTATTATTTATACGAAATATAATATTTTCATTATTACCAGAATAAAGATTTTTGATTAAAATAGAAATAAATTCATATTCATTAACATCAATATCAGTTTTTAAATTTTTTGAAATTATTTCAGATGATACGTTTTTAAGAGATGATTGCTCTGCATTAACCGATTCAGCTTTTACGTTAGAAAAGTTTTCAGTATTACCCAGACCAGTTGGATTAAGCCCACTCATAAACGTTCCCCCATAACACTAATATCTGCGGTATCGCCACTAACATTTTTACATCGAAGTCGTGAGCGGAAAAACTCATCAACTGGGATATCATTACCAGTTGAAATGCCCTGCCCTAACGTATCAAGCAGCACCGACACTTCATAGTTTCCATCACCATCCGTATCACGTTCCCAATAAATTTCAAATTCTCCACCAAGTACAAAAGACTTTGCGACAAACTCTGTATTCTGCCCTTCTTTTGTCGCAACAAAGTCGTCACCATCAGGAACGTCGCCTTCCGAAACTGTGAATGATTCTCCCATTGTGTTACTCCTCATATATACCGTAATGACAAATAATTGTTATCATTTTAATATTAATGTAACATTCTGTGTCATTCGTTTTGAATTATTTCTGCCGTTCGTTCTGCAATTCTGTCAATGTCTCGGCGCGAAAGTCCGTCATTTTCTGGCTGCTCACTTGCCGTTTGCTGACCTTGCTCCATCCCGCCAGAATTTTCTACTCTCATATGGCAATTAATACATAAGGGCATAAGATTATCTAACTGATGTGCTCTGTTTTGGTCATCAAACTCTTTTAATGGTATTATATGATGAACATGAAGACCAAAACCATTTTTATTAATATGTTCTTTTTCTGATATTCCACACGATTTACATCTTCCATCAGAGTGGACTATTGCATTAATTCTTTTTCTTTCCCAACCTTTGTTATATTTATTTTTACCACCACTCCATTGGTGGTGTGATTCTCCTACAACGTTTTCAGATTGCCATTCTGCACGACAACCGACAGAACAAAAATTGTTTTCATTTTGTTCTATTTTATAATCATGTTGTAAATATATTTTATCACATCAACAACAATTTATTTTAGTAGAATCAAATTGTGGATGTTCTTTACCCTCATATGTGGGAGGGTGTAAATATTCATTGTCTTTTTTATATTCTGACTGACATTCTTGAGAACAAAACAAATTATCTGAACGTTCTATCTTATATTCGTGGGCAGAAAATAGTTCATTACAATTTGCACAGCCCACTTCTATCATACATAAACTTTCATTATGTACTTGCGTGTGGTGTGATTTCATTCCTGAATCAGTTTGAAAAGTTTTGTCACAACTTGGACATTCACTCATTTTCTATCATCTCCACAACTCTCCGTGCTATATCACTTTTGTCTTCATCGCTTAAGTTATCAGTCGTTGGTTGTTCGGATGATATAGTATTTCCGCGAGGGTTGCCCCCACCATTCTGCCCGACAGCGGGATTTCCGTCGCTGCCACCCTCACCGTCTGGTAATGCAGCCTCAGTACCAAGCTGGGCAATGTTCAGCGTTTTGAGGAAGTCAGTTTCTTCTTCACTGAAACTATCAGACCAGTCAATGTCAACGTCAGCCCACTCCTCTTTCAGAATCTCACGGGCTTCTTCTGGCGTCAGGATGAAGTTATTGATAGCCGAGGCCAGCGTCCCCATCGTTCGGGATAGCTGCTCTGCCCTATCAAGCTGCGATAGCTGAAATAGTGGTCCCCACTCAATTGTAAAATCAAGGTCGTAATCGCTACTTGCACGATTGTCAACAAGTTGTATCGACTTGTTAACAAATTTATGCATGTCTCTGTCAATAGACCCATGACGCATCCGCTCGACTTTGTTAAAGTAATTTTTGATATCAGTTTCAGACCCACTGACAGTACCGCTTTGTGTGCCAAACAAAACAGATTTGGTCATCTCATTAGACGCACAGACTTGCTCGAATAGCACGTCAAAGTACGGCTCTGGGTCCAGTTGACCATCAGTCTGGAAATCATCAATTTCGTAGCCAGCTGGCGTAACAAGCTCTGACTTGGCATTGAGATTCTGCATGTTCTCATTGGCCTGCTCCCAGTCGTCTTCGTCAGCGTCTTCGGGTAAGGCAACGTGGTATAGCTTTGCAGCATAACGGAATACTGTCTGCATTGTCGCCCAGTTACCTTTCTTCATACCGTCAAGAAGATGATACGAAGAGACAAGTACGCTGTCACCTTCCCAGCGACCCAGACTATCATCGCTAATATCGCCATCCACGGTACGGTTCTCAACGTGGTGGATAAAGCGATTGCGATGATAGAATTTCACACCAGACGGGTCATGCTCCTCAATCCAGTCTTTCGGACCAATGAGATAACCAAGTGGTTCTTTGTATGTTTCAGATGTGGGGTCAGTGTCCATCACAATACCAGTTGGACGAATCTCATAGTCGTCGTGTGGAAGACCTTCAAGTGGGTCAGCATCAGCACCCGCAGGAATAGCGTCGTGACTGGCCTTAAACGTTGCAAGACTGTCAAGTGTCTCTATTTCAAGCTTTTTGACAGAACTAACAGTCACGTCGTCTTTCATTGGGTCCTCCCACACACCATCGCTATTATCCTCAAGAACAAAGAACGATAGTGCAAATCCATCACGACGTGCCTTTTTCTTCACGTCTTTGTAGTGCTGTTCCCAGTCAAGACCATCAAGTAGCGACTGAATGTCACGATTACCGTCGTGTTCTATTTCGTAGCCATTTTTAAATGCATCATCGACTGGTTTATTGACAAGTGTCTGTGCCAGCGATGTGCGATATAGCCAACGTATTTTATTAACAGTCGGGTCGCCCATCAGCCGACGTGGGTCAATTTCATCGGCACTGTCACCCTCTTCGGTTCCAACACCAGCAGTCCGCTCCGCAGTGCGTTCGGAATACTGATGTGTTGCTACACGTCCAAGTTCAAACGATGTCGTAGCGTCAGTTTCTGCACTGACACCAATATCAAATTCTTCTGTCATTAGTATCCAGTTCGATTATGGCTGCCAATTTTCGTCAACGTTCTCGTGCTGCCAAATTTCTTAGCAGCGATGTACATATACGTGAAGGCCTGAAACGCGTCATCGTTTCTGTCAGCCATCACTTTTAGTTTCTTTTTCCCACCACTGGTTTCTGTCCTATCAGTGTACGGGGCAGTCAAATGGTCAATAAGTTGTTGTTTCATCCCGTCACGGTTGTTATCCATATCCGCAGCGGGAATCTCAATCCGCCCATCTTTGAAGTAGTCGACCATCGATTCAATCATGTGTGTTCGGGCAACAGTACAGTATGCGGAGTTAGTAAAGCTTGAATCACTAAACTTCGGCTTTTCCTTATCTTTGATGTTGCCGTAAATTATACCACATACAGACTCCCATCCATCATCGTTCCAGATGTTATTCCCTTCTTGCAGGTCTTCACGCTGCTTTGCGCCGTACCCCTCGTCCACCGCAATGCGGTCAACCTCATAGTCACGTATGCGCTGTTCAACTTCGTCCAATTCGTCTTGCTTATTGAGGTCTGGGTCAAGGAATTCGATATCCCGAACTACAATTCGCTCACTCTCATCGTCACCGATTTGCTCACCAACGACAATAACAGTATCTGACGCATCTTCGGAACTACCACCACCCCAGTCAACGCCCATCACGACAGTGCTATCATCATACTGCCGTCTGTTTGTGAAGCCAGCGTCGTCAATAAATGCATCATTAACGTGCGTGTCGGCAAGCAGGTCGTTTTCTGGCGTGTAAAACTCTGCCAGCACCTCGTTTTTAAACTTCTTTTCGGTATATTTTTGGCGCTTAAATTCTATCTTTGCATCATCGTGCAGTGGGGACGCATACTGGTCGATGTGCCAGCCAGTAACAGTATAACCTTCAATAGACGATGCAGCCTCACGCTTGCTCTGGATTTCTGCAACAATCGATTGTAGGTCGTCTGGAATAGCTACATCTCGTGGCGCATCATCACGCGACTGCCATTCATTGTAAGCCTCTCTCGCAACGCCATGCAAATATTCAATATACTCATCTGCTTCTTCGTGCAGTTCCTCGCGCCGTTCAGCAAGCTCGGGTGGGATAAATTCGTCTGGCTCGTCTTGCTCGACCCATTCGCCACCATCTTTATCTTCGTACGGTTTCCACGTCTTTTGGTCCGACATTGACCAAAGGTCATGGAAGAACGAATTGGCCATCTTCGGCGTTCCAATAATGAAAATCGTCGGGAAATACGGAACTTGCGGAACAGACTGGTCGACTGCCTCAAGGAACGTTGAGAACATCGATTCGTCAACGTCCTGAAACTCGTCAATAATACCGAAGTGGCCGTGCAGTCCACGAAGTGCGTCACCGCTACCCCACGCAGAACGTGCCTTCACGTCAGCTTCGACGTTAATTGTATCACCGCTATCATCTTCAAGTACGCGCTCGAACTTCTGGTGACTAATATTGTCTTTCGTCCGTAGCTTTTCCATGCCGCTGTTTTTGACGGCCCCCTTAAATCTGTCCATTACTTCACCGAACTGCTCTTGTCGCGGTGCAGTAATGTCAACTTCAATCATGGGGAACTGGCTCACGCCCCAGTCAGCAGCCGCAGTCGCCGTCGTTGTTTTTAGACACCCACGAGCGAAATTAAGAACAACTACATCGCCCCAATTTTTCGGAACAAGTGGTCCATCTTCGTCAGCAAGATAGTGAAGAAACTGCCCTTCTTCATCGTCTTCATCTTCTGCTGGACCAACGTCATCATAAAAATCGTAACTTCGTGTTGGGTCGTTGGGATGAACCCACAAATTTCGCATATAAAGACGAATGTCGTGAGGGAGTAGTTCACGAAGTTCCTCGGGCATACCGTCGTACATTATCGTCTCACCGAAATGGGATATTCAGCAGTTACAACGCCCGTACGTCGACCATCTTCGTAATTGACAATCGCCATTTTATCAGCATCCCATAGCTCACTCACGTCGTCTGGGTGCTGTGGAAGATGGTCACTTGCATCAGCATCGTTCCATTCAGCCGCAACAATATCTTCCCTATTAGCCATCAATCTCCACCTCAATCTCCTCAGCACCCGATTGCAGCTTCTCAGTAAGGTCTGAAGCGACTTCTCCAACATCATCGACCTCTGCATCATTATCTTCTGGCCCGACGTTCAGCGTGTACTCACGCTGCTCAAACGTCACGCCAGCACCATCGTCGTCATCGATAGTAACGCCACCATTCTCAAGATGGTTTTTGATATCTTTCGCAACACGAGAAAGTGGTAGATGGAGGTGATGTTCTACCGACTCTGTTTTCGTATCAGTAATCTTCCCCTCCATATCAGCAGTCTGAGAAATCGTTTCAGTAGCCATGCCGTCTGTAAAGATGGCTTCCTGCATATTCTGCGTCATGACCTCTTTTAGCGCCGCCGTCCACAGTTCGTTAGCCTGAAATGCCAACGTTTTCTGTGTCGGAAGCGGAAGGTCGACAGCAACCGAATCTTCGTTAATAAGGTTGCTATCACTCGTGTCAATATTTCGACGCTCTTCGTGCAGTTCAAATTCGTGGGTACTCATTTCAAATAGCCCACCAACCATTTCTACAGCAAACAGAAACTTTGCCGCATCAAGCTTCTGTGCGAAATTGACGTAATTCTGTGCGAAGTAACCGTGTTCAAATAGTTCGTATGCTCGTTCCATTAGTGCTTCCCTCGATTTGTGGTTTCTGCAAAAGTCTGACCCATCATCTACAAACGTAGATTCGGGCATTGCAGTGCAGTATCGGGTCTGCCCATATCGCTCCATTGTAAATTTACAGACCGCACCACAGCGGCCCTCAACTGGCTCGTCAGAACCTCGAAGCGGGTCTAAAATAAATTCCCCATGCTCGTCCCGACCATACACATCGCCGTTTTGCTCGAACAACTCTACGTCGTCTGGTATCGTATCAACAACTCGTTCTCGTAGGTTAGTCATAGTATCAAAAACGGTATGGCCGAGTATGGGCAGCCACTCTGGTCCCAATAGAGTGACCCATGTGGTTCAAGCATCAAAGATGCCTTCTCCACACTGGAACGTACTGACAAATTATCCGTCGAGTTTTTGACTTGGGATACGGTCACGTACCAAACCACGTAATCGGCCCATTGTGTCATGGTCTGGTGTCTCATTGTCGTCCAACGTTATTTCAGCCGCACGCATCAGGTCCTGAAACAGTTCTTCATCCTCAAGCATGCGGCCTTCACTATTTCCGACGACGTTAACAACACCGAGGGCTATTTTCTCCTTCGAATAGGGTCCAAATGAAGTCATTTCAAGCACATCCATCATCCAATGGACACACCGCTCTTTCTGCCTATCAGTTAGCTCTGCCTGCGATGCATAAGTCAAGACAATGCGTCGTCGCCATTCTTCACGGTTTTGCTTTTTCCGACTGCGGTAATTTCGGTCTTTGGTCGTCCCTTCACCGAAATCTTCACCTTCCTGTCGACGTAGTGAACGCTTTAACTGCCGCTTTCGCCGCTGACTGACCTCAAGTGAGTCAATATCATGTTCGTAAAATGTCGTCTTTGTATCACTACGTTTGTCTTTTGACTGGTATTCGGTTCCGTCGTACTTATCATCAATACCAGCACTACTACCGTTCCCTTCACTTCTATCCAACTGGTGTTCTGGCACCGTCATATTGCTGTATATATTACTAACGGTCCCAGTAACTTAAGTGTTATGATTCGCAGTAATAGTCTGCGGAGGGGACGACACGTTTGTAGTCCGCCCACCACGACCGCCCATTTTTTGAGTGGGGCTTCTATATCACGCCCACTGTCTCACCAGCAACCCATACTCAGTCGCCCACAGTCGACGCTCAATCGGTTTGAATAGAAAGTGAGTGGTATTGGTCATGCTGATATTCAAACCGCTTCAGCGTCGTCTCAGAAGCTTTCAGTAAACTGGCTACTGTCGGGAGCCCCTACTGATTGAAAATCAGTCGTGGCCTGTAGAGGACAACCCCTACATGGCCATGCAAGACTCGTCTTGCGGGCCACGCAAGGAATCGAAAGATTCCGTTGCAGGCCAGAGGAAGGGCGGGGTCGTGGCGTACCACAACACTTTAGTAGTTACAGCTATTATATTATAATATGGATGGGGCTGTTACCAATGACGTGGACTGAGGTGGTTACTGAACATATTGCAGTTGTTCACGTAACTGCTGGTGGGAAAGAAGAACGTGTAATGGTTCCAATTAGTGACACGTCGGATATCAATGAGGGTCATGTCACTGCTGTGAAAGAAAGGCTGGAACGTAAAGTAGCGATACGGAAGCAGCGAGATGAATTGCACGAAATTGTTGCCAACCTCGATGAACGACGGCGAGCAGTTAGCCGTCTGGAACAGGCTGGCTACGACCGTGACGATATTCCACTATGAGTCAGAAAATACGTGTCGGTAATATTTATTACCACAATGTCGAAGAGGGTGAGGTCGTGACAACGCATCACGATGACTCGAATCAAATATGGTACCGTGGTGCAAAGTCACGAGACAACGCTGGGGTAATTTCTACAACTGAATGGGTGAAACAAGAACCATACGACGATTTCCTCGGCCATGTCAGATTTCGGGATTACCCACGTGATGACGATTGGCAAGCACTTCGAGAATACGTCTTAGAGCGGGACGACTATACGTGCCAAGGGTGCGGGTCTGACGTGGATGCGAGCGCACCGATTCACCACATTGTACCGCTGGGCTGTGGCGGGACGAACACACGTCGAAATTTGTTAACGCTGTGCGAAACGTGTCATGGTAAAATACATTCTGGACCTATTTAAATGACGAATAACCCAAATATTAAATTGTTGATAGCAAAACGAGCTATCAAGAGTGACGGAAATGTTGACATACCGAAGCTGGCGTCTGAGCACCCTGACATAGAACAGCGCCGTTTTAGCAAAAAAGTGTCAGAAATGTATCCAATACTTGACTACGGTGTTTCCCCTCGACATCCGTGGATACACGACTGGCGACGGCTGCTAATTATGACAGAGCGGTGGATGCATCACGAGTGAGCAGCAACATGTTGTAAGACCTACAACTCTTTTTTTTTTATAACAGTTGTAATTTATGTTTACGTTGCTGTAACCCCCTAATCTAAATTCTGGCAATTTTGGGTCAAATCTGTAAAAAATAAAAAATGAGGCTCAAAACGTGTCGGCGGGTCGCTATATATGGGATATCAAAATGACACAGAGCAGGCGTGTATGCACCCCGCACCCCGATAAAAAAGATGTTACCCACTTGACCAATTTCGACGGGCGGGTGTGCTATTCCATACCCATCACAGTGACAGGTCGAATTTCCCACATGACAGTATCTTCATCTGATTGTGCTTTGACCATTTGAGCCAGTCGTTTTGCCACGGTAACGGGTTCGTTTGTATCAGCCACACATTCATAGATTTTTACTGGTTCTTGAATGCATTGCCCACTGTCACTTTCCCACCCACCATTCACGTTATACTCAGTGTACCCACCGAAACGCTGGCTGAAATAGCTCTTCACGTCTTGGTGCGAATCAGTTGGAGCATTGATAGGGACGTACACGCGGATAGCTTGAGTGTTTGCTTCAGTCATATCAGTTAGCCTCCTGAATGATGACGCGAGTAGCCTCACATTCGTATCCACGCCGCGTATGAGTGATATCTTCGATTTCCACGGTCATGTCATCAGCCATGTCTTGATACCGCTTAGAATGCGGATGAGCCTTGTTCAAGTCGCTTACACCAGCAGCCACAAGCCCAGCGCGGACTTTGGCCGTTTTGTTGTGGAAAAACCGTTGCAACGCCTGTTCTACTTCCGTTCGAACATCGCCGTATTTGTCGACATCTATACTTTCGATTTTGCCGCTGTCGTTGTAATTGATGTGCATCGTTGAAGTCTGTATTACCTGTTTAGCGTGAATATAGCGGATAGGTTTTGGTATCACGCCGCTGGTTAGTTCTTACCGTCTTACATGGTTACGTCGCCTTGTAGGGCTTTGTGTGGCTGTACAGCGCCTTTGTCGTGATTGCATGAGGTATCGAACGTTCGAAGACTTACCGCTCTTAACGGGCTTCTACTACCTCAGTGAACCATTCCCGTGGACAACACACGGACCTGCTGTTTGAATCGAGCCCTTCGACGTTTCACGGTGTAACCCCAGCAAGAGGGTTTGAAGGGTGGGCAAGTGGCGGGTAGCTCCTGACTTGATGTACTTGTACAATGCACCTTACCCCACTTAAAGCTGGCGAAACCGTTAATGCCGCTGTTTACAGCAGGTAGCAATCTTGTACTGGCAAATATGTCTTTGAGTTATCGACTTTGTTTCACTGTTATAGACGTGAAACTACTATAGCTGTAAAGGTAGATTGTACACGCGTAAAACCTTATACATGCATTATACACCCTTATACACTGTCGACTGTCCTTAATTCTGTCTGACTGATAGATTGCGGCTACCTGATTGAGAGTGGTTTGGCGGCAATACTTGCCAGTCCACATATCTGACATGAAATGTACAAGGTCATATTAGGATGTATTAGGTAAAGGTGTGAAGTACTATTTCATCGCATATTTGTGAAGTACTATTTCATCATTTCTTAGCTGCATATGTCCCCCACCTTTTCATTACCGTCAGTTATCCGCTTCTCACGCCCGTGTAAGCCAGCACACACCCGCTAATCTGATTTCTGGCCGTTTTGCGTTACGTACGCGTGTAAGGCATGGCCGTCTGTGGGCTATTAGGGTATAACTACAGGTTATTTTCGTCGCCGCACAAGTACCCACCCCCATATCTTCCCGCAATTACACCCATTCAATCACTAAATATGCCCATATCTACCAGTAAATACGCCCATACATACAGAAATAACTCCCATGCATTCCTTACAACACTCTCCCAGCCAGAACCCACAACCTACCTATTCTCTCTCATTACCACCGTAAGAACCAGCTTAGAAGTCTGTCAGTACGTGTTAGGGCGGTTTGTTTGTGGGGCACGTAGTTGGAACCCTCATACGTCAAAAACTGCTGAGAAAGCCATACAGCGTCTTAGAAAAGATATTACTGTCACGCATATCCACCGACCAAAAAAAAATGTCACTCTACAATTGTGAGTATACTCTATCTACTTGATACACTAATTGTACATCATTCTTATCATGAGGTAACTCTGGACGGCCATGATTTTGTAAACGTGAATTTCTCTCAGTCGTACGAATACAATGCTTACACAGACACTTTACAGCATTTGCGTGGAACAATTCCGCCACATCACCACATCGCGGACATCGGCCAAAGAGCATACATCAGTAAATGAAATGGTGTGTATTAAGTCTGTCGATATTACCGTCACTCATATCCACCGACTAAAAAAAAGCTGCCCTACTCTAAGAAATGGACACCATTTACATAGTAATCTGGCTCTTCACTACCTTCAAGCCAGATTTTTATAATATCACCACTTTTCTCTATATCATCCACTTGAACAATATCGGTATGTTCCCTTTCATCGGTTCTAACATCGTACCATATCTGAGCTTTTCGTGCATTGGACATTGCGATTAGTACTTTAGAATGAGATGTATTAAGTCTGTCGATATTACTATCACGCATATCCACCGACCAAAAAAAACCTCAATTGTCAGTCAAGACGGCCATGCCGCGAAACATGACCCACATCAACGCCGTAGTCTTCTAACGTCTCGATGAACGCTCTATAGCCCGCCTGCTGGGGCGTGAGATACCGTGAGAGTCCATCAACAGTAACGTATGATGAATCGGACGCGTTTACCGCTGGGTGTTCTTGTAGCGCCTTTGCGAGGCTTGTGCGACCATCTACCTCAAGATGGGCAAAACCGTGGTCGAAGGGGTTTTTGTCACCGCTGTCGTATGCTTTTTGAGCCGATTCAACTGCCGCGCCGACAGCAACATCAAGTTCGGACATTACACTTAGTTCATACACTGCCATGTATATAAATCCAGCGATATTACTGTCACGCATATCCACCGACCAAAAAAAAACCACCCTACAGCTGTTCTCTATCTTCGATATCCCGATAGAGGATATGTTTTTCTACTGTAAAGTGGCACTCTTCAAATTCTTGTTTCTCCTCACGTAGCTGATAGGCGTCTTTTCGCTCTTCAAATAGTGCAACAATATTACCGTCTTTTTTAAGTGCCGATACTGGCTTCATTTGCCACCTAACACCTGATTATAAAACGGCATATGACGGGCATGTTCGCCGCGCTCCACGTCATATATTGCCCACTGGACAATAAACGGCGGAAGCCACTGAGCATTTATTTCGTCATATATGGCCTTACAATCAGATAGGTATGCCGTCGCGCTGTAATAGTCCCCATCGGTGTCAATATCTGCAAAGTTTCCGACATTGCTATCGATACACATGTATTCATGCATGCCGACCATTGCCAGCATAAATGAACCTTTGCGATATGACACACCGACAATATTATCCACGACGGTTTCAAGTAGCTTCTTGATGCGACCATTTTTAATATGCTGGCGGACTGCAATAGCCAGCATTTCCCAGTCTACCTTATTATGGGTACGGTTAAGCCAGTTCTTTTTGTGCCCACCATACACCGTTTGTAGGGCTGCATCTTTCAGTGACACTTTATCACTGGCATAGTACGCCGCAAATGCGTTTTCATGACGGTCTTTCGCGGTTCTGATGGAAAGGACCGCATTGATGTAAGACGCCCTCAGCATTTCACTGGCGGCGTCCAAACGACCATGAAGGATGACATTCCGACATGCATCCAAACGGCTACGCACTTGAGCATAATCTTCGTTGTGGTCAACTATCCATTCACGTACGGATTGAATGTCTGACATTGTAGTGTTGTCCTTTGGTTTGGGGGCTACTGATTGAAAATCAGTCGTCCCCACGTACGGAATCTTTCAATTCCGATACAGGGCTTACAAATCGGGTAAGGCGTAGGGAAACCACGCTTACCGTCGCGTACCTCAACAAATGAGGTAGGGTATATTAAACCTTTCGACATTACTGCCACGCATATCGCCAGCCAAATAAAAAAGTCTGCCCGCCTACAGCTTACCGTAATTCGGGGTTACGGAAATGTTATCTTCAACATTACCGTAAATGGTATTATCAGTCTGTCGAATGCCATCATAATCATCCGCGTGGTACGTATGCCGCGTTTCACCTTCACACTTGAAATACCACGTACTATCTAAACGGTTTGCATTTGCGCAACAGTACGGGCACGTTGATAGTTTCTGGGCTTTTCGACTTTCGGCGTTTTCTGGCACGACGGTGGTGTGTTGCATTGCGATTAGAGACATGAGGTGCAATGGTATAAACCCTTCGGTCTATCGACCTCACGCGATAGAGCGAATGGTGCATGAGCTATTCGCTCTAAACCTTTCGATATGCGTGACAGTTATATGCACGACAATAATATTACCAGCAGTTATCATGTGCAGAACGTACACGCACATGAAGCCCACAACCCTCCTAATCTAATTTCTGGCGATTTTCAGAAAAAGTATAACTTTTCTGTGAAAAGCCTCCTAATCTGATTTCTGGCCCGCAACGGAGTCTACCAGACGTATAACGAAAGACCGTTTACTTCTGTCTCATAGCCAATATCAGAAAAGTAATCGGCCAGTTCTCGAATGTTGTCATACCGAGTTTGAAGACTGCCAGCGTTGTGTATGTAACTGACATAGACATGGCCAGCGTTGTGTCGCTGAGCTGTTACAACATTGCCACCAGTGTGTTCATCTATCACCGCTTCGATATCTTCGAGCTTCGGGCAGAGTGCTGCCATATGTAGTCATTGTCGTATCCCTACTTATAGGTTTCGAAAAAGAGGCAGCAGTTCACGAAATTACTACTGGTTATATCTAACCGTCAAAAAAAAAACTCGACTGTCTTAGCTCACGTCGACGCCGACGACCTTGAACTGCCCCATACCCGCTTGTCGACGCGCCTGCCGCCGTGCAGCGTCTTCAATAGGCACGTGAGTGCCGTCTGTGTCGCAGACTTGCGACGGGAAGACGACGACTTTCTCATCCCATTCAGCGCCGTCAGAAAGCCGCTTAACGCTGACGTAGCCACTGGCAACAGCGTCACTCATAGTTCATCGTGTCCCGTAGAGCCGCAGTACGGACATGGCGATTCGGTAACGATGCAATCGAAGGCTTCACAGAGGTATTCCATTGCGATTAGTGCTTATCGAGCATATCACTTAAGTCTTCTCCATTACGTCGAAGACTGTCACGGAACTTTCGTAGACAGTCACGTCCACCCATCTGCGGTGCAGTGCGGTAGCTGCTACGATAATGCCGCCTGTCACGAATTGGTCCAGTTTCATGTTTCTTACACTTTCCACACGCCTCTCGCTCGCCAGTATAATCGCGCTGCACGTCGTCGCGGTACTGCCGACAGCATGGACATTCGCGGAAAATGCGAGCCATACATGACAATAGCACCATCCACATATAAATCCATCGATTCGAGCGAGGTATGCACAGCAGTTATAGATAACTGCCAATAATATACGTGCAGATACATATACGCACATGAAAAGTCAGCAAAGTCCCTAATCTAATTTCTGGCTCTTAGTAACAGCACAGCAAAGTTAGTAGGCCTCCCACACCGCCCCCAATATAGTATAATAGCTATAAGTACTTAATACTGTCGGACCTATGCCAGCCCAACGACACGCCAGATGATGTAGCACGCGACAGGCCAGCCACAGCACAGTGTCACAGCCGTCGCAAGAATGAGGAAATCACTCATTAATGTTTCAGTCCTCCACAGGCGGACTGAAAATCAGATGAAGGCGCTCCCTTCATCAGTGGTTAGCCCGCTTGTGGTACCCGTCATCAATGTGTGCCATGTCGAGATGCTTATTGAAAATGTCTTTAGCACGACCAATACGGCTGACGAAATCGTCCGACGCGGTTGCGATAAGCTGGTCAATACCGTCAAGTACACCATAGGCACGACCAAATGCTTCACGGTCGATGGCGTAGACAGTACCGAAGTGTGAGACAAGAATAGTCTCAACACGGTCGTCTATTCGAGCTTCTTCCATGCCACCCATTGCCCATGCAGGTTCATTGTAGCTGTACAGCCCATCGTGATACCAGACAAACACGAGCGAACCGCCATCTGTACGTCCGTACTCTCCGTAGCGTCGACCGTCCGTGGACAGTTCAACACTGTCGATTGGGTTCACTGCCATTACATAACGGTCTTCAACACCCACTTACAAAAAGGTACCGACTACTCTATCGCTGGAACCAGACGCGGTACACGTCGCCGTCTTTGGCATCGCACCCGTTAGTCCGACACTACAAAAGTATTACGGTATCAGTTCAGTTCGACCCAACCAGACCGCTGACCGTCACGCTCTTCGACATGCGCGAATGTATCGCCGCTGTGGTCGTACTGTTCTGTAACCTCTGCCTCGAAGCTGTAATCGCCGTCAGTAACTCGTACCATTGCAGTTGTCTATTGTGAGGTATTTGTATTAAGTGTTACGGTTCAATAACGCCGTCACGAACCAGTTCGATTTCCATGCGTGTCGCAACATGTGACTCGACATAGATAGATGTGACAATTTCACCCTTATGTCTTAAGTACAATGCCTCAAAATCACCCACATCCATACGTTTCAATTGGTTAAACTGTAGGAAAAGGCTGCCGTCCGTCGAGGTAAGATGTGCAACATTTTCGTTATCGAAGTCTGTGACAAGTTCAAGCGTACTGTTCGACCGCTGGGGGAGTGGTGTTCGATTCACCATACACGACAATTACTGCACTATGTAATAAGTGTTTTGGTCTATGCCCAGTTCGTGATATCGTCTATCAGGCTACCATCATCCACGCACACGTAGCGACTGCCCGCCAGCACGACGTTCGGGCCATCATAGAACGTATGCATACCGTCGTTTTCACTGTGCTGCATACTTCCAGCAGCGGCGTCAACGTGGTCTAAATCGGTCGCAGACGGGTTTGCGGCCTCGTCAACGTCACCAATGTCGTCAGCCTTGTCTGGCAAGTTAGCCTGACTGACGCCGAATGCACCGTCGACATTTGCCTGTCGTTCTTTCAGCAGTTCGACTGCCGTTGGTTTGGGAAGTCTGTTGCCCATATGTGTACGTGTGGTTGGGAGTATATAAATCTGTGGTAAATCGGAGCCTTTATTACTATCCGACCAGACAGTTGAAACGCAATGGTCGAAATCACAAACGGCGATGGCGACACGAAGATTGTTGAGATTACCGAAGATGAACTGAACGAAATTATCGCGGGTGAGCGCCGCATTGATGTGACAACTGATGACGGTCGTCGGCACTCAGTCGGGTACGACTTCATCGATGATAATCGCTACGATGGTGTCAAATACGACACAACGCCACACACCATACATTCATGGGAACGACTTCGAGATGGTGAAAAAGAGGAAATTTACTGGGACATGCAGAACGTGAAAGTGCAGCTTGCTGACGAGACTGGCGAGGTTGTCAAAATGCCACGTGATGAACTGCTTGAAGTGGGTCAGCACATCATCGACGCTGCTGAAAATGACGAGAACATTACCATTGATGGGGTAGAATTTAGCCCCGTCGATGATGAACCTGACTGGGAAAGCGTTGGAGAAGAAATTGACAAAAATAACAACTTCTCTGGCAAAGTCATTCAGACGGAAGACAATAGCGGGTGCTACTGTCTATATGTCTACGAAAACGAGGCAGAAATTAGTCACATTCCTGATGGCTGGTATGCTGACTATGATGCGAACATCAACGGTGTCGGAATCACGTTCTACCCAGAAGAGTAGATAGATACTTTTCGATGGTGATTTATTCACCATCGCATCGGTTGAGTATTTTTAATACGATACTTTTTTATAGTACCCGTGTGATGTACGGGTATGCGAAGTCCATTCCAGATAGGCGGTGACGTTACTCCACCGCTTCAGTCAGACGAGTTCAAAGAGACGATTATCGAACAGTACGCGGCTCAAGCTGATGGCGTCGGGTTTGACGCGTGCATTGGTGCCGCTGTTGACGAAATCTGGCCTGCACCCGAATATCGACCGCACCAGCGCGAGGCTGTGGTCGAGATTATCAAAGAGCTATATGTCAACGACAACAGCGCAGTCACGCTTTCAGCCCCCACTGGTGCTGGAAAGTCCCTAATCATATATGCGGTCGTGGCAACGATTGACAACGTGTTTAATCGTGACTCATTCATCACCACGCCGCTTAACTCTCTCATTGACCAGATAAACGCCGATGAATTCATCGGTGATGATGTGTTGACCATCAAGGGAATGAGCAATTACCAGTGCAAGCACCGTATGGATAGAGGTGCAAGCGTTGACAATGCCATTTGCCAGCGCGTTGACGACTTTGACTGTCAGTACAAGAAACAGCCACACACGTCTGGCGGCTGTGATTACTACGGTCGGAAAGAGTCGGCCAAGCACACTGCCGAACTGACGACAAACATCGCCTACCTCATGGCTAACTCCATGATACCTGAAACTGTTGATGGCCGACTCGACCCACGTGAACTGGTGCTAATTGATGAGTGTCAGTCTATCGAAGACTTTGCACTACAGTTCATTGGCGTTGTTGTGAGCGACAACACTGTCCCTGTTGTGTACGACGACATTTCGATACCGCCCAGCACTGATGACGCTACTGAAATGGTCGACTGGCTATCTAATGATGTGCAACCACTCGTTGCTGAAAAACTGGACGAGTATGAAATGATAGTCGAACTAACTGAACAGCAGTCTGACAATCAGGAAGACCTACAGCAGTTCTCCCGTAAGGTCAGTAACCTGATTGAAGATGTCGAAAATAACCACTGGACGGTCAATACCGAAGATGAAGATGATGGTTTCAAAGTAGAATTTGAACCGATTCACATTGGCCGATTTCTTGACAGTTTCCTGTGGTCGCAAGGTCATAAGGCGGTCCTATCCAGCGCCACAATTCCGAAGCACGACTTCATGAAGGAATTGGGCCTCCCGAGCGGTGACGTAGCTAACGTCGAGGTTGAGTCAACGTTTGACCCCCATCGCCGCCCGATTTACACGGACTGTACTGTCGGTAAAATGACAATGGCAGAACGTGACACGACGCTACCGAAGATGGCAGATAAGATTGCTGACATTGCTGACTATCACAATGAGGGGAACCCACATCGCGGCTTCGTTCACTGTCACAGCTATGCCATCATGGAAAAGCTGTACGAACTGCTACCTGCCAACGTTCGACGGCGGACGCGGTGTCAGGACGAGGATAACCGCGAGCAGTCACTTGAAGACTGGCTAAACGCTGACGTGGACGACGGCGGGCTGGGCAAGAACGAGGGCGGGCAAGTGTTCCTTTCAGTCGGCATGGCGGAAGGTATCAGTCTTGACGACTGGCAAACTCGCTGGCAGGTCATTGCGAAGGCTGCACACCCGTACGCTGGTCCCGAAGCGAAGCGGACGAATTATAGGGTTAACGAACTCAATGAGTGGGATTGGTACTTTGGTTCAGCGGCAATAGATATGCAACAAGCAATAGGGAGAGGTATGAGAAGCGAAAGTGACTGGTGCTTTACCTATTTATTAGATGAATCATGCGTTGAATTACTGAAAGATAAGCAACATCTGATTGAAGATTACGTGCTTGAAGCTGTCGACGTGACGGTCGCTGACGAATTGCCAGACGGCTACAAATAACCGCTCAGTTGGCGTACAGACTGTTTCTTTTCGAAGTGAGTGGCATTGGTTGCGTTCATTTCAAACCGCTACAGACGCGTCTGAGAGGTATACAGTATTTCGATAGTTTTATTACCCATACTCTGCAACAGTGTGATGTGATGGAATTCACAAGGTCGCAAGTCGTCATGTCCCACGAAGTTGACGCAATTGACACGCGGATGGCAATAAAGACAACTACGATAGAAGTTGACGAACGTCATGCAGAGAGTCTGCTACAAGGCTACGTCAGTGGTGAACTTCCAGCTTCCATGTCTAAATTGGCCCGCTGGCAAAAGCTGATGGAATACGGAAATGTTACGTCTGTCAAATACGAACCACAAGAAGAAGGGGAGCCTGTAACAGATGTCTGAGCATATCTGTCGACGCTGTGGTGAGAAAATACCGCTCGGTGAACGTGTTGAGACTGGTACAGACCTGCATCGAGACTGTATGGAAAAAGAACTGTCATAGTTTTTTTTTTATTTAGCAGTCAATATTACTTGTAGTAATATGAAAAGACTTAATACAGATAGGCTCTTCTACCTAAGTGCAATGTCCGAAACTGAAGACCTTGCCGTTAACGTTGATGGTCACGAAGTCGATGCAGAAACGATTGTTGAAATGGCTGATGAACTGTTAGAGGAAGATGGGCGCGGTCGTGAAGTAACTGATGGTGTCGCTGTTGTCAATTCTGTCACTGCTGCTGACGACGGTGACAATGATACTGCCGTCTACATGAGTGGTGAGAGTTGGCAGTCTGATGGCTATGTCTATCTCAGCACACTGAAAGAAAAGGCGGAAGAGGAAATTGAGATGGCTACAAAGAGCGATTTCGCTGCGTACATCGAAGACAACTATCGTGTCACTGTTACCGCAGAAGGTAATGATACGATGTTCAATGACGGAGAAATGGACGTTAAGAGTAATCAGCACCGTGATGTGTTCGGTTCTGGGACCATCAAGAGTATGCAGGATGATGAGAATGTACAACTGAGCTATATCGCAAATACAGGCGCAAATCACAACGACTACGAGGAAGAGTTCACGGTCGTCGGTCTACTCGACCAGCGCAACGAATAAGGCAGTTCCGATAGCTTTTTATAGGTAGCTGTTAATTGGTATGTATGGCGATGCATACCGACCACTTCGACAGTAACGATACCGAAACACTACTTGCGAAAGTTCTTACCAATTCATCAATAGACAGTTCACTGTACGTCAACATCCCAGTAATCGGTCGTGACAGGCGTACTGACGGTGGTGCGGAAGATATGGGTGGTGGGGCTGTTAAAATTGACGGGGATGTACATTCATATGAGCGTGGCGAATATGTCACACTGACATTCGAACCGAACGATTATGGTAGCGGGCACTATCTCACGTATGTCAAACGAGCAGCACTTACAGACCCATTAAGCGTCGATGAACCGACGTTCTCAAATACAGATGTTCCGACGACGTGTCCGCAATGTGGTCGTACTGCTGCCGCACTCGTACAAAGTGAGTATGACAGTACAGTTGGCGGAAAAGTAGACGATGATGTAGACGCGTGTGTTGTTGATGAAGATAACCGTGGTAAGTGGTTTGACCTTTACAGCGAACATACGTTTGTCCACGGGATATAATAGAAAGGTTTATATACACTGCCCCGAAAGGCAACAGTGTATGCAACAGTACGAATACGACCGCGATGAACTGCTTTACAGTGGCATTCTGACCAATCTGTGCGATGAACTGCGGGAAAACGGTATCCCGCCGAAGGCATCGGAAATTAAGCGCCATATCGACACGACTGCATTCATCGCAGAGATTCGCACGGCACTGGCCTATGAGCGCGACAATACGTTTGTGAGCCACCGCCACAGCAAAAAGGTCTGGACCACGCTTGACGCGATAGAAGACGGTCAGTGGACGTACAGCGACGATGAAGGGGTTGTGAGCGCATGATTAACCAACCACTCGCACGACTTGTCGCACTGCAATTCAGACAAACTGGCAATGTACCACAGCAACCAGTTCCAATACTTCGCATCTACCTTCGAGCGCCAGACGGTGACATGCACACGCATGACCTACCGAATGGTGGCTGGACAGTCGATAACGCAGCCCTACAGTTCCTCGCAAAGTGGGGCTACCGACCATCAGATATCGGAGAGGGTGACAGTACAATGCGTGACTGTGAACCAGACACAACAGTGGTCCCAGTCGTCCCAGACGGTGATGGGTCGTACCTACTTGCCCAGCACGCCATGAAAGACGCTGAGTCGGCGCTGAGAGAATCTGAATGGTTTGATGGTGGTGACAATAGTACCGAGCAAGAAACCGCTGAAATAGCGGCTGGCGGCCAAATTGACAAGGATGGTGGTCCGTCAGTGCAGCGGGCTGCCCGTGACAGTGACAGTGGTGTCGTTGTTACAACTGAGCGTGAATCGCTGACCGAAGAATAGCTTCGACAACTTTCCAATGGCGAATATATCGGCATCGTATTGACTGAGTATTTTCAATACGAAGTTTTTTATAGGTAGGCCATAGAGGTCTATCTGCAATGTTCAATATTGACCCACTACCAGTTGTTGCTGCGGTGACTGCTACAGCAGGTATTGTTCGAGCGTATTACAAGTCGAAAAGTAGCGACAACACAGAGGGCTGTAACGGACACCATTGGGAAATAGAACATAGAGGCAGCAAACAGCCATTGCTTGCTACAGCACACGCCAATTCTAAGCCGTTCAAAGTAGAAGGGCAAGGAGACGGTAAGACAGCGGTTCTACATGAAGCGGTACAAGAGCGATGTGAAGACTGTAACAACTATCGCTATGCATATAAAAAAGTCTTTACTGTTGACATGATAGGGTCGTGGGAAGAGCGATGTGACGCAGACGACTGTCGCGGTAGCGAGTAGGGGCAGACCGACACTCTTTTACTATAGTAGTACATATACAACAATAGGGTTGTGCGGGGCGGTGACTACGGGAGTTGGACTGTGCTGTTACTACTGTTGTATTGTTGTGCTGTTACTACTTCGCTGGATTTATATACTTATAGCATAAAGTGTTTCGTATGTCTCAGAGAGAATGGATGCGTATAGGATTGTTTGATAGTTCTAAATGCGATTTCATGAAACCAGTGGGTACAAAAGCAAAAATTAAATATAACAAAGGCGGTAGAAGTGTAAGTTCTAAGTTTCAAGTGTGTAGTGAAGCTGTCGATAGGATGCATAGCAGGTTTCTCGCACATGATATGTATATAGCATTTAGGCCATACGTTAAAATAGAACAAATGGATAGAAGTGTGGCTAAAGAGTGGGGGTTTGAATGGTTTTATAATTATGTTAGTAAAAAGCTTCGAATACATAATGAATATACATATAACAAGGATGTAATGCGCTCAAAAGAAGGACGGCGGTTTATATCATATATTATGGACAAAGAATTTGGAAGAATATACGAAACATTTGCAGAATATGATGCTAAAAACGGTAATAGTAAAAACCCATTTAATAACTCTGAAATGAAAGAATTTGAGCAGTCAAAAAGGCGCGTTCGTTTATTAGATGGATTAAAATGGGCCACAGATGTAGGGTCTACCCCATCGCCAAAGGATGTTGAAGAAAAAGTTAAAAAATATATGCAGCAAAATAATTTATATAACCACCAACAATATGTTTACACAATAAAATTAAAAAATTCACTTAATGAAGTGTGGTACTACGTTGGTATGACAAACTCGCCAGTGAATAGAATTCCATCACATAATGTGAAGGAATATAGAGAGTCTGGAAAAATAGAATTTATTGATGTAGTAGATATAGAAATCTGTCACAACAGGGAACATGCCCGCTCAAGGGAGCGAGAGCGCTATATGGAAGTTATAGAAAACTTCGATACTGAAAACGTTCTTGGAGGGCAATAGATTTATATACGTGGAACGTGTACGGTAGTATGTATGCAATCAACTGTCAAACAGAAGAACCTTGAACTTGAGGTTGAAATTACTGTCGCAGAGGCGCTGTCACTGGTCCACCACGGAGAAATTCGCTGCCATCCAGACGGGTGTGAAAGTATCAGCATTTTCTTGGAGTCTGTATCGGTCGGTTATGCTGATGTTTCAGTCGGATATGAAGACGTACGTGACCTATTTGAAGGTGAGACTGACAAGATTGAGCGGGCTGCTGGCCGTGATGGGACGTATGAACAGCCACTTGTGACGATTCTCGCAGATACGTAACTTACTTCGCTGGATTTATATACATGTAACGTGTATGGTACTATGTATATAGTATGGTTAGCGATGACCGATTAATAGAAGACTTGAAGATTTTTGCGGAAGAGTTGGGTAAAACGCCGACGCAAAACGACATGAATGATGAAGGTCCGTGGAGTCCGACAACTTATGTGAAGTATTTTGAGTCGTGGAATGGAGCATTGAAGGAGGCTGGATTAGATGTTAACCAAGAAAAGGGGGTGTCTAAAGAACAATTAATAAAAGACCTCCAACAATTTGCAGAAAAAGTGGACGGTCCCCCAACACAAGAAAAAATGGAAGAATTTGGACAGAGATATGCAAATATTTATCATCGACATTTTGGGTCATGGAATAATGCATTAGAAGAGGCTGGATTAGATATTAATAAAAAGATAGAATGTGTAAAATCTAAACGGCAATTAATAGAAGATTTACAGCAATTTGCAGAAGAATTGGGCAGAACGCCAACAAAGGGGGATATGAATGATGACGGCCCTTGGGATAGTACAACTTATCAAAGAAATTTTGGGTCGTGGAATGAGGCATTGAAAGAAGCTGGATTGAAAATTAATAGATTAGATATGAAAGAGTTGGCTGGTACTGGTGAAAGAGCGTATGGTTCTGGTTGGGAAGAAATACGTCAAGAAAGGTTAGACCGTGACAGCTATATCTGTCAAGTATGCGAATTTAAAGACGAATCCAACCACGTTCATCATATTAAACCTCGAAGTGATTTTGATAATGTGTCTGATTCTAATACATTAGATAATTTAATTACACTTTGTAGCAGTTGTCACAGTCGTTGTGAAGGACGGTGGAAAGACTGTGACCCAGACGAGTTTGCTGAAAAAGCATCCGACACCTTTATGTAAGTGGGTCTATTATACAATAGTATGGCTATAATAGAACATAACGCTGTTCCTGCTGACCCAGCGGATAGGGACACAGCGCCGTCAGTAACACTTGACGACTGGCGTGCGCTGTGGTATGCCCGTGTGCTGCAAGAATACGCCCATTATGGCGACCACAACCGTAAGGAATGTGGTGCCATTGCTGACGATTATGCAGAGCGCATTTACAACGCCATTCACGAACGGAACGATTCGATGGTGACGCTGTATTGTCATACCAATGCAGCCTGCGAGGCGATGATTGATGCACTGCTACAGTACGGCGACGGGCATGTGAACGGTGATGAAATCGAAGACCAGATTACGTCATTGATTACTGATGCTTAGAGTGACAGTTGATGTTAATCGGCGCGGTGTTGCACAGTTAGCTATTATAAACATGTCTCGGCCAGATGCGGGCGATATGCCAGAAACCTGTGAGTATGAGGCATATCGCTGTGAAGATGTTCAGGAAGGTGAGAAGGTAACTGAAAGCGGTGAGTACGTGACGAGAGTGTATCACAAACGTAGTGATGGTGCCGCCGAACTTATTCGCAAGGTCATGGACGAGATTGACGAACTGTAGTCGAAAGTTTCTTTTTCTCGAACGCAGTTCGTGAAATCGAATGAGCCTGCGTGATAGCACACGCTATCTCGCACGGTTACGCACGGCGTAAGCCGAGGCGAGCATTTCAAATGCGAAGTTTTATTACCCCCTAATCCGAATATAGGGCTGTAATGGAACTCCCAACAGCGTTCACCGAAGACAATCTTCAGCAAATTCTGGACAGCAACGAACATTGCCATGATATCCCTGCTGAACAGTTCGAGCGACTGCTGAAAGTCGCCCAGCAGCGTGCTGATGCACGTGGCTCGGCACTTGACGACGACGCGACTGAGTGTATGATAATTAGTGGTACGTGGTCTGAATACGCCCAGAACGAGTTTGGTTTCAGTGACAATTCGCTGAACAAGATTGCGTTTGGTGAACTGAACCATCAGGCCTCACTCGGAAAAGATGCAGTGCTGTTCAATAATACGCAAATCGTACAGGCTGGCTGGCTTGAAAGCGGTGACGGTCGCAAGTCGATGCTAAAAATGTACGAAGATGACGAGTATGACGGCGCTGACAGCGGCGAACTGTGGATACCAAAGAGTGCCGCAGAGTATCTGTGTGTCGTCAAGCTGGACAGTGAGCTACTGTACGATGGTGTCGAGATGCAGGAGGCTATGTAATGGTTGTTTCAATCGAAACAAGCGTTACTGTGCCGACCACTCGGGAGGCTATGTAATATGTGGGGCTGGGTCGTATTTACTGCGATGTGCCTTGCGTGGCTGGCCTACGCAACTGTCACGGCCTATCAAGAGGTGTACGCATGAGCATCATCCAGCAACTTGGCGACTGGACGCTACAGCACCCAGATGGAGTGCTGGTGTGTGCAGGCATCGCAATGGGAATCGGGCTGGGGACAATCTCCTCAAGTGGCGTCTACGGCCTGCTGTTCTCTGGCCTCCTCTGCGGTCTGTTCACGTTCTTGATAGCGCATATCAAGCCGCATGAGTTTCCGCTCGGTCCACACGAGTAACCGATTAGAGATTCAATCGGTATCCTTTTTTTTTTGCGGTGCAAAACAGAAGACTTAGCAGTTCTTCGCTTTACGACGTAAAACAGAAGACTTAAGTATAACCACCGTCTACAATAGTATGCAATGGTAGAAACCAACGACGACGTATTCGATTTCGATTGGTACCCACAAGTCACGCAGCACCCGCACACCATCGTTGAAGGTGAGGTCGATGATATCGTCTCGCCTGACGTGAGTGATGCCGAACAGACGGGCAGTAACTTCGGCGTCACGTTTGCGGACGCTGTTGTCGAGAAGGGTGAAATCTGGAAGAACGACAGCATTCCCGAGGGCTTCGTCAGTACCAGTCAGTTCAACGACTATCTTGAACTGGCTGTCGAAGAACCTGACTACATGCGCGGCATGGAAGTTGACGACGAAATGGTTGAGGCGGCGACTGAGGCCGTTGAGGCCGTCGTCGGTGACATTCCTGACGACGTGAGCGACGAGTCTGTCGGTGGGACTGACTACAAGATTGTCGACCCAGACGACGAAGATACCGAACCGTCCTTCGACCGTGACGGAAATGAGAAGGGTGTCGACGTTGGTGGCGGAACGTTCAATTCTGTCACTGTCGACAGCTTCGATACCGACAACGTAATGGTCTGGTATGGCGGTATCGCTGGCCAGTTCGTTGGTCGTGCGATGGACTTCAATGGCCTGCCGTGGGCGCGGTTCACGAAGCCCGATGATGGTGAACAGCCATATCTTATCAAGGGCCTGTTCCAGCCAGCAAAGGGCTGGCGTGGCAGTGCTGACGCTGACTTCTACGACAACGTTGAGACGACGGATAAGAGCAAGCTGGCAAAGTCCGAAGATAGGGGCGGTCTTGGTCGGTCGCCACGAACTGTCCGCCGACCGCATGTCCGTCCTGATATCGACGGTGAGCGGCTGTTCATCTCCATCAGTCGCTTCAATGGCGGTGCGATGCGTGAAGCCAATATCGGGTACGCACTGGACGACTACGAGGCCTTTGTCGAGGCGATGAATGCCCGTGACAGTTCGTATGACGACATTGAACTGGACGGCTACGACGAGGTTGGGCTTCGATACAGCGATGATGCTGACGAGGAACTGGACGAGTTCTTCGACCAGCCCGCTGACGAACTGTACCAGTGGTACAGCGGTGAGGGCTGGCAGGACGAACCTGACGAGTGGGGCGGCAGTGCCGATGGTAACGACGGTGGCGGCTTCGAGATGGGCGATGGCGACGACGACAGCGGCGTCGACCACCCGACCGAGCAGGAAGAGCGATTCGCACAGATGGTTAGTGAAAAGATGGCTGGCCGAGAAGCCTCACTGGACGACGAAGACGCCTTCGAGGTCGATGGCGAGACGTATGACCTTGCTGGACTGGTTGAACTGAACGATGATGCGTTCGATGTGGACCCGTCTGTCGAGGCCATCCGTGACGAAATCGACGTGTAAGTAGGTAGTTTTTTTTTTCGTCAGTAAATATGCGTGAGAATAATATAGAAAAGTTTAATACAAATAGTCTCTTTTGTCTAATCGCAATGTCAAACGATACTACCGACGTTGAAATTGGGAGCCTTACAGTGCCCGCCGAAGACACTCTTGAAGCAGCAAAGAAGTTCGATGATGAAGAGAACACCGCTGGCTATGTTCATCATTCTGGTAATGTGTTTGTCGTTGGTGATGGATATGATGATAGTGATGTTCGCATTCACTACAATGGATGCAAGTCGTTGCGAGTGGCGCTTTCAAAGGTTAAACAACTGGCCGAAGATGCGCTGGTTCCAGACGGTGCTACTCGTATTGTCTCATTCATTGATATGGAAGGTCATAAAATTGTGCTACCGTTCGATGAAGAATTTGAAATTGTTGATGAAGAAAGTACAAGCGATAATATTGAAACGCTATATTTCGACCCTGATGAAATTACTGTAATTACTGATGAAAGTTCATGGAATGCTGGGACTAACAAGAACGGATTTTATTTCCAGTCGCTTGAACTGAACACAGTAGACGAGTAAATCGACAGCTTTTTATTATAGTGGTGTGATGGTTAAGACGTAATGCAACCACCAACTTACGTCGAACCACTGCACGACACTGACCACGAACTGAGCGAGCCGACATTTGATATCGACGGCTTCGGCGTTAGCCAAGTCGATATGGTTGATGGTGACGAACTGTTTGTCGTTGTAGAGCAGTCTGTGTGCTGTCGTGAGGGCTGTGACGGGGGGCGAAGGGTAGAACACTTGTTCACTACTGAATCGCTTCCAGATGCGCTACAGGCTGGTTTAGAGCAACTGTGTGAGTACGAACTGCACGAACATCTGTTTGAGTGGGCGACGATGGTCGATTACGACGACGGTCCAGTTATCGGTTTCGAGTCTGACGAAATCTACGACGCGTTTGGTGTCGAGACTGTCGGCTACTGCTACGCTGAGACAATCGACATGCAGAGCAATGGTGTCGGTGTCTGTAACGGCTGGTGTGAGCCAGAGCCAGATGTTGATGCGTACCGCTATGAGGAACTATGAGCAGTAGCTACAAATACATTTGTGACGACTGTGACAACAGTGCTGTACTTGTCGAGAGCGGTGGCGTTCATCGGCAACTACTCTGTCCTGACTGTAACACAGAGATGGACAAGCGAGAGACTGTCGAAACTGAGTGGGTTGGGATAGAAGACCCAGAGAACGACTACCGCATTGTCGAGTAGAATCGGTACTATTAAGTAATACCCTCGCAATATACTAATCGTAATGTCTGAAACACTCGACATCGAACCACGATACGACTTTGAAGCAACATTCGACGGCGATGCTGTCAAGATTGACGGCGGTAATGAAACTTACACGCACTATCTCACGCCAGACGATATCAGTGAAATTCTGACGACGCTGCGTGAGATTGACGGACAGGCGCAGTCGACACACCATACATCTACTGGCCTTACGTATGTTCCAGCAGGTAAGACAGATGGTTCAAAAGCAACGCTGGATATTGAAGCGTGTGATAGTGTAGAGTGGAATGGGTATACAATTCCAGAAGATGATTTGCAGCGGGTGTATGAGGCCGTGCAAGAAGTGCAAGAGCGTGAAAAGTGTGTCAGGTTCAGTGATGGTGTCAATAGTGTAGTGCTACCGCTGACATCATCGTTTAATATCATTTCGGAGAAAAAGTCGAGTCTGATAGAGTCGACAGTCTATTATGACGACAAAGATGTAATTGGAAATAGCTTCGGCTGGTTTTCGGGTAAAGAGTGTGAAAACTTTGACAATGGGCTACACTTCGTTCCGTCAAATACAGAAATCGTCATGCGTAACGTAGAATAGTAATCCTTTTATACTACCCTGCACAATAGGGTAGTGTATGGAATCAATCATCCTACTCGCTGCACCGCAGGGCGCTGGCAAATCACTGGCCGCTGACCTTCTCGAACAGCACTTCACTGAATGGGGTAAAGACGTTCGTGTCGAAGAAATGAGCGACTTTGTTCGGGGAGAATGGCAAGACAGTGGTGTTGACATCAGTCTTGCTGAATGGGCTGGTAATTGTAAAGAAGAATACGGTGACTTTACCTTCGCTGATGGTCTTGCTGACACGATTGTCAATGATTCTGACAGTGACGTGGTAATTGTCAGCGGCATTCGTTCACCCGCAGAAGTCGATGTATTCGAAACTCGATTCGACTGTGCTGTCAGAACAATAGCTATCTGGACACTTCCAGACCTACGATTCAAGCGCAAGCACGGTGAGCCTGTCAGTGTCGACCACGAAATGTGGGAACAGTTCCAGTACCGTGACAAACAGGAACTATACGAATGGGACTGTGCGTCGATGTATGCCGCTAATTCGCCACACACTGCCGACCACATCATTCCAAACAATAGTGATATTCCGTCCTTCCGAGCGAGGTTGAAGGCAGTTTCAATGGACTGGGGTGTCTATACGGACACGCCATTCCCGCACGGTGACGTGGAACGAGTGAAGCAGTATCTGTAGCGAGCAGCAATCGATAACTTTTTATATCCCCATACTCTATCTGTGAGTGGATGAGTGAATTTGAAATAGACGTATCCGATAAGACAGCCCCGAATTACGAAGTGGCAGATAATATCGCGGAGAATATTGTCGACGTGATTCGGTCGGAAATGGTCGGTAATGAGGCCGAATTCCTTGCGACTGCTGCGGGCTACGCATCTGGCCTTTCTATCGACCCAGACGAGTATCTGCAACTGATTATCCGTGGAAAAAGCGGTGAGGGGAAGACGAAACTTAAGCAGACGCAGGACAAAATTTGGGTCAATGACTGGCTGCTGCGGACTGGTAGCACGTCTGACATGGGGCTGGTCGACTCAGACCGCTGGAACAAGAAGTATATCGGCGCGTTCGCAGAGTTCCAGCAGATGCAGGGTAAAATGTTAGAAATGGTAAAGTCTTCAGCGGGTGACGACGCCGACGAAAATGGTGTCGGGTTCCAGCATAGTCGGAATGTTGACGACGGTGATGGCGGACGAGAGGAAGACGTAATTGAGAAACAGGCAATGCCGACCGTCTTCCTGTTCGCTGACGAGAATAATGCCGACATTCCGAAAGAACTGGAAACGCGGCAGATGGTCATTCGCGTTGAGGCCGACGAAGACATTAACCGTGCGGTCGGGAAGACCATGTTCGACCACCGCGAGGTCGAGGTTACTGACCGTGAGCATACATACAACTTCAACTTCGATGAAGGGACGCGGGCTGTACAGGACCACATTGCTAATATCCCACGCCCGCTTGAGAGTACTGTCGACGGCGTTACAAAGTCCTACGCCCGTCCCGTCATTATCCCACACAGTGAAGATATCGACTGGCCCACGTCCACGCACCCAGATATCGAAAGTTATGGCTGGGACACATTCGAAGTCATGGGGCCGATATTCAACTGGGGAAAAACTGACAGTAAGCGGGCTGCCAAGGCGGTCGGGAACCACATTCGGTCGTGGACGCGGATGAACTATCACTCTCGTGAGACGATGAACGTCGGTGGGACGGAATATCTTGTTGCTGAACCGCAAGACATCGGCAATGTCCTTTCCTACCGCCATCTACTGCTGAATCTCACGCACGGTATGGATGAACAGCGACTTGCAGTTATCGACGCACTGACAGACGAGCACAATGGTGTCGGTGGGCATGGTCCGAACGGTGGGCTACAGGCGACACGCATGGATATCGCGGAGTATATTGACGATTATGCAGATATCCCATCGCTGTCAAAAGACCAACTGTCGAACAGTCGTGACAAAGGTGTGCTGGACGAAATGGAAGACGAGTATCTAATCGTCAAACATGAGGGTGACGGGCCGAATGGGGCACACATGTATGAATTTTTGGGTGGGTCCACGTTCGGTCACCCGAATCTCGATGTGTACCCAGAACTGTTCGAACCTGTAACCGACCCGATTCGTGACCAGCACATCGCTGAGACAGTTAACGAATTTGAGGCCGAGCTATCTGCGACGACGGAAGTACGCGAAACTGAAAATGCAGCCGAGTCGCTTGCACCATCTCGTGCAACAGAGCCAGATACTAACGACGACACAGACGACGCTGACGAGGGTCTGAGCGCGTTCAGTGATGATGACGATGAAGGGGACGTAGAATGGCGAGAAGTCGATGCAGAAGTCGCACAGCACCTTGAGAATACGATTGACGACAAACGTGTGACGCCAGACGACGTGCAGAGTCTGGACACACAGCACATGCTGGGCATCAGTCCCGTCGAGTACTACACCAACGACGAGGGACTACAGTACGTGCGTGCTGAACGTGAGCGGCGTAGTGATGATAAGAATGGGTCTATCATGGACCCGTCCCATCATATGTGGGCTGACAAGAGTGAGGGGCAGGTCGCTGATATCGTTGAGAACGCGATTGCCAAGCTGACCGACGAAGAGGTAATGCAATTCTTCGATGAAGAAAATGGCGATTCGTACATCGTTGTGAATAGTGACGAAGTATCTGTCAGTTCAGAATGAAAACATTCAATCACGGAAGCGTTTATCAAAATAAACGCGTCAGTACGGAATAATACACATGGGACACCTCGATAAATGCCCTGACTGTGGTAGCGATATTGCGTTCATCGAAGGCTGTGAGCGGTGCGTTGCGAGATGCGGCTTTAGCTTGTGCTAAAGCTGCTACCGAATGAGAGTGTTACACACTCTCAAAGGTTGCGAGATGCGGCTTCAGCCTCTGTTGAACGCAGTTCAGTAGTATAGACAAATAGCAACACTTTTTTATAGTAGTACCGTGTAGTAGGGGACGCATGACGCGTTACCCATCAGACATTATTGGCGACGACAGCGTAATGGATAGAGCGGAGACAAGCATTCTTATCGACCCAGAATCGGTCAGTCGAGAACTGGCCCTACAGTTGGCGCAAGTGGCTGGACTTAACGACCAGCCCGATGAAGTGGTTGGGAAGTTGGTCAAGGGTGAAGACGCCCGTGACCTGATGGCCCCAATCGAGTTCATCATTCCGATTGAGGCTGGACTGACGGCCCTGCAGGAACTTGAAGTTGTGCCATTTGAAAATGGCACCGCAGAGTCTGGCATGTCGCAGCCAGACGAAGTTGTCGAAGAGCCAGAAGAACCTGACACTGACGACATTCCTCGGGGCGAATAGTAAGTCGATAACTTTTTATAGGTAGGTCTGCTATACTACTGTGTATGGTAGACAACACTGACGACACAGACGACGCTGGCGAGATTTTCGAAAACAGTGACAGCGAAGACGACATTGTGTTGACTAACGACGGTGATGATGATGAATAGTGGTCTGTATGGTGCCAGAGAAATCGAAATGACGTTTGAAGTTAACGGAAGTGAACTTCTGGCAGAATTGAACCAGACTCGTCCGCAAGACGTTCTCGAAGATGTGGCAGAAACCGTCGAAGACAAAAACGACGACTACGGAAACGCCTACGAGAAGGTTGGTGCTATCAAGCGCGTGATGGCTGACGAGGGTGGACCAACGACTATCAAACATGAGGGAGACGAGTACGTGAAGATGGCCGATACGCCCACGAATGGGTCGCTGTTTGAAGAGAACGCTGATGGCATCTTCACACGGATGCTGGACAAGGTTCTACGCGCATATACCCTTGTCTTGCTGGCTGATGAACCGCAAGTCGGCAATGATAGCACGTCCGATGCTGCCCGTGACCTTGCTGGGTACGCGGCAATGTTGGCGTCACTAATCGAGGAAGAATAATGACAAGTAACTTCGAGTTTACGTCAGAGTAAGACGATACTTTTTTATACATAGGCACAGTACGTTACTGTGTATGGCAGAATACGACGACCCAGCAAAAGAAATCGCATGGAAGAGCTTTTGGAAAGGGTATAGTAAGGGCTACGGTGTCGAAGAACTGGAATCAATCGACCGTCGTGCGGCGCTGGCCCAGTTTGAACAGTGGTGGACTCGTCAGATGGAACAATGACTGACCACATTTGTCAAGAATGTGGTGCCATCAACGAAGACGCTGAGTACGACGTGCATGAAGAATATGCACTCGGTGAGTTGTTAATGCAGACCGTAACGACTAATGCGACGGCACCGATAGTACTTCGACAGACGACAGTCTTTACATGTGTTGCCTGTAGTAACGAGGTCGAACTGTCAGTCAGTGACGAAGAAACTGGCGAACATGCTGTATGTAATGGAGATTACGGTCATGACATGACGATGAAAGTATTACGACACAATATGAAGGAAAAAATCAATGACAAGTAACAGAAACGTCTACTGCTACGACTGTGAAGAGCGCCACGAAATTGACGAGGGCTGTCCAAATAAAGACTACAGTCTGGAACCGAAAAGTACTTAAACCTCCTAACCGTAATTGAGGCTGTATGGACATTACGGTAACACACGATTTGTACGGTGACTTTGACGACGACGAAGCTGTGGCACGTTTTCCCGAAGTGACTGATATTACTGACAGTCATCTTCGAGAGCAGGTCATTCAGGTCATTCAGGATGATATCCCGAATTATTTTTGGGTCGCCCCAGCCTCGTCTCGGAACCACCAGCCCGAACATCGGTCACGACATGGCCTCTGGCTGCACATAAAACGTGTCTGTTCGATGTTTGAGGGCTTTGCACCGTCGCTGAAAAAGCAGGGCCATATGAGCCAACAGGACGTGAATGAGATGCGAGCGGCCTGTATCCTACACGACATGTTTAAGTACGGTCGCCCGCCCACGGCAGTTGATAGCACTGTTTCAAATCACGACATTCTTGCTGCCAATTACATTCGCAATCACACAAGCCTGCCAGACGGCGTAGCTGACGCTGTGGAGGCCCATAACGGCTGCTGGTATGTTGGGTCACCCCCTTCAACAAGTGCCGAACAGACAATGCACATGGCCGACTTAGCTGGTTCTCGTCCATATAATGACATCGCCGTGAAAGACATGCATCCTGTCCTTAAGACGCACTTCCCAGCAGTGGGTGAACGATAAGTTTATAACCTTTCGTATAGTATAGTATTGTGTGAACGGAAAATTGTACGAAGTTATCGACTCGTACGGTGTTGAAACTGTCAAAGATGAAGAAAACGATAAACCGCTTGGTAAGGCGGTCTATTTTGACAGTGCGTCCCCGTCTGAACAAGACATTGTTAGTGGCGGTGCTGCTGTAGCACTCGACTGGGTTGCCGACATGTTGGTCGAGCGAATAGAAAACTGTGTCGATAATTACGATATAGAAAGTGGCCCGACAGATGAAGACTTAGAATACAGCACGTATGAATTGCTACGCGTGCTGATTAAAATAGACGAAGAGCGGTATGAAGACGCACTTGAAACGGTTCGGGAGGCTGGAATGTGACAATTCGTTGTGTCGGTTGTGGCAGTGACGTGAAGGATGAGTACGGTATTCATGGTGGCGTCTGGCTGTACGGTCGCGTCACAGAGTTGCCAAACGCCGACTCGCAGTCGACGGTTAGGAAAGACGGACTCTGGACGGCGGACTACGCAAAGACGCTGTGCCCACGCTGTCAGACAGTGCTGAAAGACATCATACTCAACTCAAATCTGTCTAACCACTGGCATAAGTACGACTGGAAGTCTGACATGCATACGGAGTGCTACGACGAATGAGGCCCGAAAACCTACAGGAAGGAGATGTTGTACAGTTCGATACTGACGAAGTGCCAGAGCCGCTGACAGTCGTTGAGACGGAGATGAAGAGCCTTGGACTGACGAAGGTGGTATGCATCGTCTTTGACGTTGGCGACGGTCTGACGGCGGAACTGGTCGGTCATACGGCGAGTGAGCAGTTTGAACTTGGTCGGCAACGTCGAGATGATAGTATCTCAATTAGCGTTGATGGGATGGAGAAAATGGAATAGTTTCACAAGTATTAAGTAGCTGGGTTGTGTACTACTACATGCCTCTCACACGAGAGGAAGTTAGTGCATACAACTAAGCATCTTGCGATGAGAGCGGTAGGCTGTCCGCTTGGAGGCCGCATGACCATAGCTGATTAACGCTGTAGGGAGGTCATGGCTCACAACAGTATGGTAGACCGAATTATAGCCCTTGTAAGATTGTCGGGGATGACGGTGAAACGTCATGTAGACACTTACGGTAAGGGATATGAGATAGGAAAAGCCTTTAACTAACGGCTGTGGGTGCGGTAATCATGCAGCCCTCTTCCATTTATTTTCGAAACTTTTTTATACACGGGGTTCCTAACATAGTATGTCGGTGGTCGAACTACCCCTGACACGGATGGTGGGTTGATATGCCCCTTCCACCGACGCAAAACAAGCATAAACCAAATTAAGATACCGAAATGAAAAGTGGTTCCATGCGCGCTACACAACTGACCTCGTGAAACGGTGTATACCCTATGCACGGCAAAGTATCGTACTATCGCACGAGCCGATAGGACGATGCCGAATAGGGCATCGCCCTAAAGGTAACTGTTGGGTGAACTGTGGCGAAGTATGGATTAAATGGACACCAGCCTGTTAGATTGCCGCATATAATCGCGGCTCAATGATATGGATGAGTTCGACATTTGGTCGACTGCCTCCGTGCCAGTAGGCCACATTGAAACAGGTATCGTATCACCACAAAGTGTGGCGGTAACGGGCTATCCGACCGTTTTTTTTTGAACGTGAATGAAAACACTTATTACAATAAAGACTTTATAATGAAACGCACATGGGAATCCTACTTGGCGGTTCGACAGTTGAGAACGAAGACCGAATCGAAGCACTTGAAGACGAGTTAGAAACAGCACAGGAAGATGCGCGACGTGCTGCAAACGTTGCTGACAACGCACAGCGGAAGGCTGAGCGTATTGAAAACAAGTTCGAGGAGTTTGCAGAGGCGATGTACAACCGCTTCAATATCGAGACTGATGCCGTTGCCGAACTTGAAGGGAAAGACGGTGAAGTAGTCCGCCTTGAGGAAGAACGTGTTGCGTGGAAGGCAACTCGCAATGCTATCGTCAAGCTACTCCTTCCTCCCACGGCCAAGGTCGTGTATCCACGCCACAGCGCATTTGGTCGAAAAAAGCTGCGAACAAACATGGCCTTCGTCGCAGACATGTACGACCCAGACGAGTTTGCTGATAAAGAGCGAGAATTCATGAGTGACGCCGAAAATGCGTCTGGTGTGTTCGAAGATGTGTCACGTCATGACAATGATTTCGAGTACGAGCTTGGTGACCTGATTCAGCCCGAAAACGAGTTTGATGATGACGTGACTGCGCGCTGTACCAGTGGTATCCATCTGTACCGAACGAAGGAGGGTGCAATCGAACATTACGGCATCTAAGCAGTAACAAAACGTTTTTATAGTCGGCAGTTGTAGTACGTGTGTATGGTAACTGTTCCACTACAACTGCGCGAAAACGAGCGTCGACAGCTAACAGAAGAATTTCTCCCGTTCGTGCTTGCTGATTTGGAGAACATCGACAGTGAGAACGAACAAAAGATTGCTAATGCGGCACAGGCACTTGACGGGTATTCGCCTATGCGTGATGAATACCCACTTGAAGACGACGAGTGGCGTGCCATCATCACGGAACTACAGCGTGCGAAGCGAGAACACAGTCTTCGGTCGGACTACCTACAGCGAAAACTGTTCCGTCGCTTCAAGCGCCGTGTTGAAGAGGTGGCACAATAATGCTGTCAGAGCGCGTCCCAGATAAGCCAATCAGTGAGGTTGAGCATGACGGTGTGGCTACAGTAGCCGAAATTCAGGAGGAAATTGACGAGCTTGTCGTGGCCGAACAAATGGTGTACGATATGCGTACGCTTTCAGAGATGCTTCTGAACGAGGAACTAACGGCAAAAGAATACATTCGTCGGCTTGAGCGGCTGGAAGACGTTTGGCCCGAGCGGAATAGATTTATCGACTGATTCCGTTCGTGGTCATGTGAGAAATTTTCGATTGCGTCACAGGCCCGAACGGAACAAATTTCTCGATTGACTGACGAGTCGGCACTTTTTTATACATAGGGCTTCTACAATAGTATGTATGAGCCTACTACAATACGTGCGTAACGCACTATTTAGCACAGACGACCGCAGTTCAACTGAGGCGCTTCGAGAACTGTTCAGCGAGCGTGAGGCTACGCTTGACCTGCAAGCAACGTTCACTGAGCCAGAACCGAATCTGGTTGACGAACCGTCTGTCGTCTTCCACTTCGGCGTTCAGACCGCTGACGGTGAACTGTACGGAACTGGTAAGCGCGAGTTCCTGATTCCTAATGACGGTACTGGCGACAATGACAGTCCGTTGGTGCAGTTCGTCGCATCGCACACTGACGTGGACCCAGACGAAGTGACTTTCGACACACTTATGGGGATTGGTGGCGTCACTACAAATGCGTCCCTCAATGAGCGCGGGACCATCGAACTTGGAGACAACTAACAATGAATGTTCCACCTGAATTCGTGGCGGCTGGCGGCATTGCACTTACAACCATCTCTGCGGCTGCGTACGCGTACTTCAGCGGCAATGAAGCAAGCGTCGACGTTGACGACGACGGGAACGACGACGTTACCTTCGGCGGCGACCAGACGGCTGCTGATACGGATACGGCGGCTGTGGCTGACAACGATGCTACTGATAGTGAGGGCGATACTGACGAAGAAGCTGCGGGTGACGAACCACAGCTACCAGACTACCTCAGTGAATACGATGGTACGACGGCAATCACTGGTATCGGACCGACCTACGCCAAGCGCCTCAGACAGAATCACGATATCAGCACGCCGACAGAAGTCTACCTCGCAACTGACGAGGAACTGATGGACGCGAAGGGCGTCGGTGAACGTACCATCGAGCAGATTCGAGACGACATCGGTAGTGTTGAGTCGTCAGAAGACGACTCCGCAGAGCGCGACTCTGCTACCTCAAACGACGAGGAAAGTACGGCGGACGAACCTTCGTCGGATACCGAAACTCAGCAGGAGACTGGCAATGGCAGCGAAGCTGGGAACCCTACTGACGACGATGATGAAGACGACGAATAGACAGTAACTGAACCGTAACCGAAGACTTTTTATACGTAGTACACCTATAGTGGTGTATGCAAATTGCACTGGACGTGGAAGGTGTGTTGGCTGAGATACACGAACCAGCGTACGATGAAATGGGTATTGACGATGTAGACTCATGGGGCTTTGAAAACCCAGAACAGCGTGACCAGTTTCATGAAATCACGCAAGAAATGTGGGAAGAGTCGCCGCTGGATATCGAACCGTGTGAACCCTACCTTGGGCATCACGTCGAGCGGATGCGGCAGGCTGGACACACTGTTGATATCGTCACCCATCGCTTTGACGTTGATGACCAGATACAATCGTGGCTACAGCACCACAACATCCCCTACAACGAGTTTCTTACACCGAAAAGTGAAAAGCTGCATACACCGCATGACGCCTACATTGACGATAAACCGAAGCTGGCAGAGTTAGTTGACGACGAACCAGACATGTTCATGTTCCTCGTTGACCATCCCTACAATCGTGACATCGACGTGAATGGCTATTTCTATCGCGTCGATGGTGTCGGGACAGCCGCCGACGAAATTGAGCAATCGTAACAAAAACACTTTTATATGATGTACACATATGGTAGTATGTAATGGTCTATCCAATCTACGGAACTGACGGCGGGCAACTGTGGAATGCGTCCATCGAAGAAGTTAGACATGGGTCCACGGCAGGAAAGTTCGACCGCATTGTCAGCGTTTGCCAAGACCGCTGTGAAAATAACGTGGCTGGTCGAATCCCCTACGACCATTTCATGTTAGCTGATGGTGTCGAGTCACAGCAAGAACATGGCGGCGACTGTAGTTATACAATGTTCGAGATAGCCGCTGAGAACATTTCTGAGTGGGTCCAGAATGAACAGGTCCTCGTACACTGCCATGCTGGTCGAAGCCGCTCTGTGACCATCTGTGCGGCTATCATCGCATGTGAGCGTGACATTGGTTTCGATAAAGGACTGCAATGGGTGACGAACGCCCAAGATGGTCGCGGTGACCCCAACGAACTGCTTCGGTCGCATGGACATAGATACGTGTACGACAACCAATGAGAGATTCAGAACGCCTATTGATGCAGAGACAGTTGATACAACAGGCATGTGCAAGAACAGAGGCCGCTAAAAACGCTGACGACCACGTAATCAGGGAAAATCTGTACTATCACGCAGCCATCGACGTACTGAAAGTGATGGTGTCGATGGACCCAATAGAAGAGTAATCTTTTACGTTTTTGTTGTGTAGTTGTAGTTGATATGGTCAGTGACGAGTTTGCTGCAAAAGCCATCGACACCTTTATGTAGGTAGCCGTATTATACAACAGTAATGGCTGGATTGAACGACTTTATTGACGACGGTGGCAGTAACACAGAACAGTTGCATATAATGAATATCGAGTACCGCGAACAGTTCGAGGAACCTGTTGTCTATCTGTTCTGTCGGACACGAAGTGGAAAATCTCGCTGGGTCGAAGTTGAAGGGCATCTGCCATCGTTCTATATCGAGCGAGATGCATACAGCCAGCGCGTCAAGAATCATCAGTGGGTCGAAACCGCCGAAGGTGGCTACGAGTCAATTCATGGCGACGACCTTGCGAGAGTGTACACGAAGCTGCCAGAGCATATCAATGGCGGTCGTGACAAAGAGGGGTTGCGAGAATACTTTGATACAACGTGGGAAGCTGACGTATTCTACACCACGCGATTCCTCATTGACAATGGTATCTATACCCACATCGAAGTCGACAAGGACGAAACGTGGGACTCACAGTACATTAATGGCGACTACCGCGTTCACGTCGATGATTTTGAAGCCATCGACGCTGACTGGAAGGCTGACCCTCGTCAGATAACGATTGATATTGAGGTTGAGAGTCCAGACGGGTTTCCTGACCCAGACGAGGCTGACCAGCCCGTCACGGCCATCACTGCCCACGACAACTATACCGACGAGTACACTGTCTGGGTACTGCGCTATGAGGGCTGGGCCTACAGCGATACTGAAATACAGAATATGGCCGTCGAGAATCGGCCAGACACTATCGAAACTGACGACCACAGCCATCCAGTCAATATCAGCGACGTACGTGTGTTTGACGAAGAGTCGGCGCTACTTCATAACTTCAATCAGTACGTCGCTGACAAACAGCCCGACATGCTTGGTGGCTGGAATTCCTCGACTACTGACAATGGGAAGGCCTTCGACTACCCCTATCTCATTAACCGCTGTAAGGCACGTAACATCATGTCATTCAAGGGTTGGTCGCCAATGGAGCAGGTCTGGGACGGTAGCTGGGGACCGTCTGGCAAAGGTCTGACCTTTTTCGACATGATGAAGGCCTATAAGAAGACCCAGTACAGCAAGCCCAATGGTGGGTACGGCCTCGAAAACATCGCTAATCGGGAATTAGGCTTCGGGAAAGAAGAAATCGAAGATATCGACAGTGCGTGGCGTGACGAGCCTGAACTGTTCCTGAAATACAACATGCGTGACGTGCAGGCCGTTGTAGGAATCGACCACAGTGCGGGCGTCACCGACCTATTCCAGAACATTCGTAAGCTGACAGGCGTGCAGTTCGATAACTGCCATAACAACATTGATATCCTCGACCCATTTATTCTTCGTGAAGCCTATAATGCTGGTATTGCACTACCAACAAATGAGAAACCAGAGCGGGATTGGTACTATGGGGCACACAACTTCACCCCAGAGTTTGGGCGGCATAAGAACGCTGTATATCCAGACCTATGGTCGATGTATCCGAACATGATTCGGAACTGTAATATGTCCCCAGAAACGCTTATTGGGACAGAAGAGGACTTAGAAGCGTCTGAATATACGAAAGACGACTGTCGGTGGACATACATTGACACGCGTACAAAGAACATAAAAAAGGAGGATAGCCCCAATTATGAAAAGCTATACTTCTGCAAACCGTCGATAAAAGAAGGGTTTATGAATAGTGTTGTAGATGAATTGATGGAAATGAAAAACGATTACGATGGTACAGACCTCTACAGTGCCGTTAAGAGGGTTGTGAATAGTTGCTTCACGCCCGATACAGAAGTACTGACACCAGATGGGGTCCGAAACATTACAGATATTGAGGTTGGTGATGATGTGTATTCGTACAACCCAAAAACAAAAGAAATGCAGGTTAAACCAGTTACAGAGACAATAGAAAAGCCAAACTATGATGGTGAAATTGTTCACATACAGAACCAATCCATGGACTTGAAAGTAACGCCAGACCATAGATTCCTCGCCAATAAACCACGACATGGTGGAGGATACGAATACACCGAGGCTGGCAACCTTAATAAGTGGACACAATACGAAACTCCAAACAATTGGATTTCTACTGATGGTAGTGGTATAGATACCATCGACCTCGCGGATTATTACGATGGTGATACCACCGATGAATCTATCCGCTGTAGTGATAATGGAAGACACAACGCCATCCCAAGACATTATGATGCTGATAATGTTATTAAGCTTCTTGGGTGGTTTATTACTGAGGGTTCAGTTTATCTTAGTGGTGATGAACCTCGTGGTGATAGGATATCCATCTCTCAGTATAAGTCTGTGCATCCAGACCATCACAGCGAAATAGTTGAGCTATTTGAAGAAATGGAGCTATCGTACACTGTCACAGATACAGATATTAACCACAGCGGTTCTGTATGGGCCGAGATGTTGACTGAGTGGTGTGGTGAGGGGAGCTACAATATGACCATTCCATCTTGGGTATTTGAAAAATGTAGTACGGAGCAGAAAAAGCTGCTACGTGATACGATGATGAAAGGTGATGGTGATACTGCTGATACACCAAAGAGATATACAACAGTTTCGACAAATCTTCGAGACGATTTCATGCGCCTCGTGTGGGAAACTGGTCACCCAGTGACTTATACAGAAGATGATAGTTCCAGACATGGTGACTCGGTGTGGCGTGTCTTTTGGCGTACAGAGCGGTCGAATATGTCATTCCGCTGTCATCGTGACGAGACTCGTGAGCGGGCACAGAATGGCGTCTACTGCATCCAAGTAGAAGATAATCATATGCTTGTTGCTGGACGTAATGGAAAATTTACCAATATACCGAATTGCTACGGAGTGTTCGGAGACAGTAATTCCTACGGAAAGGGCTACAGACTGTATGATTGGCGCATTGCAGAAGGGATTACACTTGGTGGAAGGAAGATGATTATCGACTCATCTGATAAGTTCGTTGGTGCGTTAAATGATATTAAAGAAGAACGCGGTTACGACGGGCGGAACGCCCGACTTGTGGGGGGAGATACGGATAGTGTCATGAGCGCTGTTCCGTATGTCGATATCGAGGACCGCGATGATATGGAAGAGGTTGTAGAGATTGCGCACGATGCTGCTGACCGCGTTAACGAATGGTACAATGAGTGGACAGAAGATACATTTAATATTAAGAATGGTGAGCATTATTGCAGATTAGAGATAGAGTCGTATGCGCCGTGGTTGTTTGTTCCAGAGCCAGCGACGAAAAATGCAGAAGGGAAGAAACGATACGCAGAAATTATCGCATGGGAAGAGGGTGAATGGTTCGACCCAGCAGAGTTTAACGTGACTGGTATCGACGTAGTGCGGTCTGACAGAGCAACGATTACCCGCGAGGTATGCAGTGACGTACTCGAACATATCCTTCGAATTGACGAGCGTTCTAAGGCGCGTGAGGCCATCCGTGAGCGCATCAAGACTGCATACGATACAGCCCAAAGGGGTGAGTGTTCAAACGCCCACATCGCCCGTCCAAAGGGAATGAGCATGCACCCAGACGAGTACGGGTCGCCCACTGAGCTACCATCGACAACGTATCGCGGTGCAAAGTACGCGAACAAGAACTTCGACTGGGAACACATGGGTGAAGGTAGTAAGCCACAACTACTACACATCGAACGTGTCCGCGGTGACTGGCCCAGTACGTACACTGCCAAAACGAAAGAGGATGGAATGAACGTCGATGCAGTGTCGGTCGAGAATCCAAACAAGGTACCAGATAACTTCGTCATCGACATGGACACGCAGTTGCAGAAGACCATCGGCAGTTCGTTGACGCCGATTCTGTCGGCCATGAATTGGAGTTATAAATCAATGATTTCAGATACAAAACAAACAGATATAGAAAAATTTATGTAGTTTGAGATATTATAGTAATTTATGGAAAATGATGTAAAGTGTAGATTTTGTGATAGCGTATTCGGTTCCAAACAAGCACGCGGGGCACATGAAGGTCTGGAACATGATAGTAGAGTAAGTGTACAATGTACATATTGTGGCGATAATTTTGACAAAATTCATAGTAGAGCGTCAGAGCATGAAAATCATTTCTGTAATTCTGAATGTCATAAAAAATTCTTAGCCGAAATGAGAAACGGTTCTGGAGAGGATTCACCTTCATATTCTGGGGGGAAAGAAGTATACCAATGTGAAAATTGTGATAAAAATGTTGAAAAATGGCCATCACAAGTTTGTGGAGATGTTGTATGTTCGGATAAATGTTTTAATTCCATACATAGTGAGAAAATGTCTGGTGAAAATCACCCAAGATGGAAGGGTGGAGATGTAAAATATGGTAAAAATTGGGAATTTGTAAGAGAGGCACAAATAGAACGAGATGATTTTGAATGTGTTAAGTGTGGTATTACTCGGAGTGAGCATTTAGAGAAATATGATGTAGACCTTTCAGTGCATCATATAATACCTATACGAAATTTCGATGAACCAGAAAATGGCAACTTTGAAGAAAATCTTAAAACATTGTGTAAATCTTGTCATAGAACGGTAGAAAATGAAGACTACAAAGAATACTAATATATCGCAGCAGACTGGAATCGGTGAATTTATGTAGGTGTACATCATACACTACTGTGTATGGTAGACCACAATGCAATCGCTGACACGCTGAACGAGTTTTACGATGGCAGAGGTAATTACGAAGCTGTCGCTGGTGAACAATGGATAGACATTTATACAGAATTTCATAATCCGTTTGCGCGAGGTGCCACACGGATGATTCTTGAAGACCACAACGCTGCCCCAATCAAGGTCACGCACACAAGTGACATGCGTTCAGTTAGCTTCGAAGGCTATCGTGTGTTCTTTGGTGAGGTCGAAGCTGACCTTGGAGGGTTCTCACTACGATGACACTACTCGAACCACCGCTACCAGCACTATTTCCATCAATTGATACGTTCCGACCCACACCAACACCTTTATATACGTAGGTAGTCTACGTATACACGAATGGGGCAAAAATATAGAGACGAAAGTTGGCTACGTAAAAAATACGTAGAAGAAGACTTTACACAAGCTGAAATAGCAAAAAAGTGTGACGTTTCACGAAGTACTATAGGAAAATGGGTTAGAAAGTTTGATATAAAAAAGTTCACACCACCATATCACACAATTAGTAGTTCTAATGGATATGAAGTGGTACAGACAAATGCGTGCAATGAAAGATGTTCTGTTAAAATACACAGGCTAATCGCAATTGCTGAACACGGTTTTAGTTCTGTGATAAATAAAGATATTCATCATGAAAATAACATGAAAATAGACAACAGAGTCGAAAATCTAAAGATTGAAGAACATGAAGAGCATGGACGTATTAGTGCCGAAAAGAGGTGGGAATAATGAATAAAAGTAATTCCATCACGTCAGACGACTTGAACAGAGGTGCAAAATGCGAAGATTGTGGTGAAAAATCTTACGCAGGTTCAGAAGTATGTCCAGAGTGTGGTTCAGAAAATATGGACACCGAATGGAACAGTTTACTAAACAATTATGATAAACACGACTGGGGTGAGGCCCATCTAAAAGGACGGATTAAACAGCGCGGTTTCCAAGTTGAAAACTGGGGCGTAGACATGAGAGGTGAGAGTGGTGAAGATGGCCTTATTTTCGACAACAAGATGGACCTTCGGCTGTGGGAGGCCCAAGGACAGCAGTCGTTCTTGCCTTCCGACATCACAACGCCCTATGGCGAAACCACGCTTCGAGAAACGTATCCAGCGTTTTCAATGGGTGACGATTTCAACGAGCTTGAATGGGAGCTACGTGCTATCGGTGATGTGAAGACGAAAAGTAGTTCGTCATGGCTGGGGAAGTTGAATCTCCGACATCTGGCCCACTATGCTGAACACGCGGCTGCCTATGACGTGCCTGTCTTTGTGTATTTCACACTCATTGATACCGATAATGATAGTGTCGCTGAGGAAGAATACGTCGGCGAAGTACCGACCGACTGGGACTACGAGGCTGTTGCTGGGCACTTTGATGACGGCCCCGAAATGCTGTACGAGGAAACGAAAGAGGCAGTACTTGCCTCAGACGCCATCTATAGTGCCTTCAAGGCCTTCGATGGGAATACAGTTATAGAAATGGACCCAGACCACCTACAAGACCCAACAGAATACCTTGAACAACTATGAACACAAACCTGACAATCTACTGCGACAATGTGAACAAAAACCACGTTCACTGCAACAAGTGTACGTATATCAATATCGAGCCGAATCAGACGATGCGTGAAGCGGTCGAACAGAGCGACTGGACAATGGACGACGACGGTAACATTTACTGCAAACTACACAGCTAACAATGTTCAACCAAGACGACTGTTCACATCCGATGGGGCATCAATATACGAAAAACATGTACATCAGTAGCAAGCTACCTGCTGGCTACCGATACGAAGAGTGTAAGCACTGTGGTGACGACAGGACGGTGCATAGCGGGTAATGACGTATAGTTGGTACGAGGCAATTGGCTGGCCGCTCTTTGGCGTGCTATGCATGATTGCGTTCGGTGTCGCTATCGGAATATTAGCAACATAAGTTTTTTATAGCTGCTTGCCGTACGTATATTCGTATGGTAAGCGTTGCAGATAAGCTATCCGAAACGTACGAGTCGGAGTACAGCGACATCAACACTATTAAATCGCACTTTGCTGACAAGTACGACGTTCCCTACAGAGAGTGTGTCGCAAGCAGGGTCGGTGGGAAGTGTGGATTTATTACGGTGATTTACGATGAGTAAACTAACTACCGTTAAAATGGACCCAGATTGGGTTGGGATATACATTGATGGTGAGCTATACAAAAGTCACCACCATTACGAAGAAGCACGAATTATTAGAGACGCTATCAACGAACACGATATTACAGAAGCAGAAAGTATGTGGGCATCGTTTGATACGTGGAATGGTGACCCGCAAACGCTTGATGAATTGCGAGAAATGTATGAGGTTGACTGAAAATGGCTGGAAAAGGCAAACGTTATGAGCTTGACACGAAAAACGACATTAACAGCAACACACATGACTGGGTGAAGGCCCACCGTCCAGACTTTTCTGGCAGTAGCGTCGGTGAGGTGGCTGATATCATGGTCGTCTGGGAGGCCCAACGCTACGATGACGCACCTCGACACGTCGCCTACATCGAACTGAAAAAGCGCAGTGGTGTCGATGAAGGTAATCGAAAGGTCGTCATGAGCGGGTCCAGCGAACACGACGATGGGACGAAACAAAGTGGTCTTGAAGAACTGACCGAACTGATTCGAGAATCACCGCCGTGGTCCCAGCAATATGTCGGAATAAAATTCCAGAACCGTGAGCTAATTGTTATCGACGCGACTGAACTACTGCACTGGCTTCGACGTGACGAAGACGGCTGGGGGCAAAAGGTCACGATTCCAGAAGAGAGCTTCCACGGCGCACGACTGACACCAACAAACAACATCTCGATGATTAAGCCAGAGCTTGATACGTGGCCGTCAAGTCGGGCTGGTGAAGATGACCACATCAAGCTACTACACCAGATTGGCGTTGAAGACTACGATATCAGTCGGTAGTTTTTTGTAGCTGCGTTTCGTAAATAATATTGTGATTGGGTTCACAGAAAAACGAAACATCAGTGGTACAGAATATGTACTTCGGTATAGAATAAATTTCATTTCGACTGAATTGCGTGTAGAGCAATCGTCAGAACAGTTAGGAAAGCCTGATACACGTTCTTCGTGGAATGTTATCCCACTTGAGCAAGTACCAGAACGTGTTTTAAAAACGTGGCAAGAACGTTTGGATAGTTATTCAGAGACAATTGCGGAGGAAATAGAATAATGTGTCTATACTTCAAAGACGACGGTGAGCAGTGTAGCAGAGATGACGAACCATTTTGTTTTCAGCACGAAGATAGTCAGCAGGCCCAGATATATCACGTCGCATTAGAGGCCGCTGACAGTGGTTCTAAGAGCGAGCAGTCTGACCATGACCTACACCACTGCGAAAACTGTGGAACGGCTGTGCGACGAACTGTGAGCGATATTGAGCCGTCTGACTACTCCCCAGAGATGGTGAACGTCAGCGAGTCTCTTGTGTGCAGTTGTTCAGAAACTATCGTGCGAACGTATCGCATGGAAAAAGAAATTATATCTGGGTCGTGGTACAACGACAGTTAAAAGTCGTACGCGCCGATAAACCCGCCGACGCACTTTTTCCGCCTCTCGCCATGAAAGCCGCTGTAGTTGTCTTTTCGATGCTCAAACCATGCCCCCCACGGGTCCGAAGACGGGTTCCTCGACGTTTCGCTATTTGGGGCGTGAGAGCAGACAGTACAGACGCCATCGAAACCGATATCGACGTATGTACCTTCACTCTCACAAATTGGGCATTCTCGTTCGTCGTTCAATGCGGGTGGTGTTACTGTCAGTTCTGGTGCGATAAAATCAGTCATGTTTCGTATTCGAAGTTTTCTGCCAGCACGCGGAATTTCTTCCACAATTCATCATACGACTCGTCCCACCAATTAGTTGAGTGAATTGGTCGGAGGCCGTCAGCATCTTCGTGAGTGTGGGCAACAACCTGCCCAGTTCGAGGGTGGGTGCGATGTACTTCAAGACGGTCGACAGTATCGACAGCTACGTCATCGCTGCGCTCGATTGCTTTCGCATAGGCAGCGCCCTGAATCTGGTGCTTGTCATAGCAGCCCGAACTGGACTTCAAATCTGCCACGACAATATATCCGTTCGGGTCTTCATACACAAGGTCGACCTGCCCCGCATAGCCAGTCTGCTCTTCGTGCAGGTACTGCTCTGCGCTGATAATACTGTCTTCGGTAACGCCTAACTGCGACCAAAGGTTTTGTTGGGCGCTAACAAAGAACTGAATATCTCGCTCAATCTTGTCAAGCAGTCCATCACTATAGTGGTCATGGCCGTAGTAGGCCCCATATTCGTCGTAAAAGTCACCCCATGAGTCAACACAGTAATTATTTTTCAGAACACTGTACAGTACATCTCGCGGTGAGGCTGCCCAGACTGGTTCGTGTCGGTCAGACTCGATAGGTATTTGACAGCCAAGACGCTCGTCATACACCGTATGGTTGTTGTCACGTTCAAGCTTGTCAACGTTTTGAATGGCGTAAGCCGATTCACCTTCGTCGGCGCTCCACGGCACGTCAGCCATCGAAGAAAGTGCAAACCAGTGACCTAACGTCCCAAGCTGCTGACTGTACCACAACAAATGCTTGTGGTATGGGTTGTCACCCTCACCATCGTTTCTATCTTCCCAGTCGTGTAGATTGCTCATATCCTCGTCTCGCGTCTTGAGGACAGTCGTTACAGACGGGAGGCCCAAACCGTCACGGGTGTATTCACGAACATCGATACCGTCTGGCCCAACATTTTGGACCATCTCCCTTTTAATATCCATCAGTAATATATAATAGACGGTGTAAGTACTTAAGTCTTTTCTTTACGCCGTAAAGTAAAGCACTGCTAAGTCTTCTGCTTTACATCGTAAAGTGAATACTGCTAAACCTTCCGTATCGCAAAAAAGTTACTTCTTGTCAGGCGAATAGGCATTACCCCATTTCGCCTTCGCATACCGCTGTCCGATAGCAATGGTTGTAATCGCTCCAATTATACCATCGCTGACAGGTTCAGGAGATTGTGCTAAATATGTTAGTGCAGTAATTCCTGCAAGGTCAGTAATATGGTCAAGAAAGTGGTGTAGGTCACTACGCATTACTATAGTAGGCCACCGCACCGCCCCATATTATAGTATAGTGGCGGCATATACTTAGTTGTTGTGCTTCGGTTCAACCACACCGTCTTTGCTGACTGTCGTGTCGATGTCGAAGTTCGCCACCGCCCAGTCTCGTCCCTTCTTTGGCATCCAGTCGACGCCAGCATAGTGCGCCTTGGGGTCATACCACGGATTAATTTCGTAGTGCGCCCAGACCGCAGTACCTCTTTCATGTGGGAAGAGGCGGACGTGATACTGATACTTGCCAGCCCAACCATCAGGCCTATACGCAAATGAGCCACGCTCGTAGACACGATGTTTACGTGGTAGTGAGTCGACTACTTCACTGTCTGGACCAATAAACTTATCACCATCTTTCTGATAGCCGCTGTGCGTCGACTCACGCCATTTGAGTGCGGCAAGGTTGACTGGGTAATGTTTTTCTCTGGAACTGATTTCAGCGGCAACTGTGTCGACTGAGCGGCCTCTGATGACCCCAACGTAGGTGAAGTCTTGGGCACGTTTGCAGATGATATCTCTATCTAACCATTTTTCAACTGGCTTTTCAACTATTGGAACGACTGTACGGCGAAATTTGTTTGCTATAGACATTTATAGTTCAAAAATTACTTTATTTAATTAATTTTATATTTTATTCACTGCATCTACATTTATATTTTCTTTAATATGATATTAATTAACGTTGTCTTGCCAGATGGGTGATGTTACTTCTTCAACATAGGCTTCACCACGTATGTCATCTTTGTCAGAATATAATCTAAATTCGGTATCTGAAGAATACACCTTTGATTTTTTCTTTGT